TGACATTCGTTCGAACCCAGAGTTCATCGAAGTTACAAAGTACGCTGCTCCAGGTAACTTCATGCTCGGTGAAATCGGTCGTCTATACGACGTAGTATTCATCGAAACAACACAGGTTAAGAAGTTGGCAGTTAACGCTGCATACACAACTTCTACTGATGTTGCTGTTCCTGCTTCTGCTGCAACTGTTCCAGTTAAGGCAAACACTGCCCCTGGTTCAGGTGGAAACCCAGAGTCTGCAGATTTCACTGCAGAAAAGGGTTACCTAACAACAGCAACTGGTAACGGTGCTGAAGTTTACGAATCAATCATGATTGGTGACAACGCATTTGGTCACGCAATCTCTCTCCCAGTTGAACTTCGTGATGGTGGTGTTCTTGACTTCGGTCGCGAGCACGCTCTTGCTTGGTACGCAATTTGGGGTCTAGGTGTAATCACAGACCAGGCTATCGTCAAGGTCTACACCAACTAGTAGTTAGTAGTACCGTCTGGGGGCCATACTCCTTCTTTGGCCCCCAGACACAACAACCCATATACTTAGGAGAACAAACACCGTGGCAAATAAAGCAACAAGTCCATTGGATGCAACAGGAGTTGCAGCCGAAAGAGCAGCAAAGCAAAACGCTGCAGAACTAAAGAAGCGTCAAGAAGAAATTTCTACCGCTAATCAGTTAGAGGCAGAGAGCCTAGAACGAGACGTATTCGACCCAAAGAAACCTGATGCCCCACTCGTATTAGACGAGATTGAGGATGTTGGAGTCTCAGTGTCGAATGAATACGTAATCATTCGAACAGTAACCGACATCGATGATATGACATTCGGTGTGGTTAATGGAACTCCTCAAAGTTACTCATTTAAAGCAGGAGCCAAGTACCGTGTTCCACGACACCTTGCGGATTACTTAGAGCAACTGGGTTACATTTGGCGGCCTAACTAAGCCGTCGCTAGTAGTCCGACCCTCAACTGGTTCCCGCCCTCCTCCCAGTTGGGGGTTGGACCTTTTTGTGCTGAATAAAAGGCAATTACAAGAGAGAATTGTTACACTTAGTTTTTGGAGGTTATGTGGCTACACTCTCAGTACTGGCTGACAGACTGCGTTATGAAATTGGCGACATTCCTAAGTCTTTTGTGTACTCATTTACCGCAGATGGAACTACTAATCGGTTTCTAGTTCCGTACTCACCTCTTGATGGCGCTAACTTAGTAATCACCCAAGATAACGTTAATGTGTCAGATGACGTTGAGGTCGAAGAGGCTACAGGCTACATAGTATTTGACACTACGCCTGCAGAAGGTGACGTAATTATCGTTGCTGGTAACTACTTTAAATACTTTACCTCTAGAGAAGTTGAACACTATATTTCTACTGCTTTTGCAGAACACTCTTTAAATCACACAGACTCGTACGGGCGCACGATGACGATTACCAATCTTCCTGGAGTTGAAGAGTATCCAGTGGTTGTACATGCATCGGTATTAGCGCTTTATGCATTAGCAAATGATGCAGCATTTGACATCAACGTATTTGCACCAGATGGTGTAACTATTCCACGTTCTGAACGTTATCAACAATTAATGCAGATGGCTCAGGCTCGTCAAGCACAATACCGCGAATTGTGTTCACAACTTGGAATTGGTTTGTACAAAATTGATGTGTTCAGTCTACGTCGAATTTCTAAAACTACAAATCGTTATGTGCCAATCTTTCAACCAATGGAAATTGATGATAGGTCTACTCCACTTCGTGTATACGTTCCAATCCCAACATACGGAGGAACACAACCAGAAGTTACAGCGATTGTTCAAGACCTCTACATTTATGAAGGCGACGATTACACCTGGAATATCGTATTTGACTTTGAACTTGACACATATACTGCAACCTCTGAGATTAGACGGATGCCAGGAAGTTCAGCGCTAATAACCTCCTTCGCAGTTACAAAGCCAGATGTAGGCACAGGAGACGGAGCGGGGATTCGTACTCTACAGTTGGACCTCAACGAACAGCAGACTAGGCTTCTTCCAAATATGTGCTATTACGACATTCAAATGGTTGATGCAAATGGCGTTACAAAGACATACGTAACAGGTAAAATTTTTGTAACTAAAGAGGTGACTATTCCATGAGCCAATATGTAAGACCAGGGGCTAACTCAACGACGTATGTAAACGACGTCATTAGCATAACCACTCCTTCAGGAACCGTATCTTACGGAACCCCAGGAACCTCAGCAGAAGTAGTACTTCCAGACCTTGCCTACGCTCACACGCAGGGTACTTCTAGCGCTACTTGGACAATAAATCATAATCTTGACTTCTATCCTAACGTTACAATTTTAGATTCAGCAGGTACAATCGTCGAGGGCGAAATTTCTTACACCACTCGGAATCAAGTTGTTCTAACCTTTTCAGCCGCATTTAGCGGAAAAGCCTACCTGTCTTAAGGAGACCCTGAGTGGCACGCAAATACTTAACCCCTATTGATTTAACTAAGTTAGAACTTCAGAATGCTCGAATTCAGAACTTAGCAACTGCGCCATCCACACCAGTAGTTGGTCAAATTTACTTTGATACTGTTCTTGGGTTTCTCCGTGTTTGGAACGGAAGTGCATGGGTCAGCACAAGCGCTGGTGCGCAAGGTACCCAGGGTACACAGGGCGCTACTGGCGATACGGGTGCACAGGGTGCACAAGGAACGGCAGGTGCACAGGGTCTTGATGGTGCAAATGGTACGCAAGGTGCACAGGGTACTGTCGGTGCTCAAGGAACACAGGGAACAGTTGGAGCACAAGGTACGCAAGGAACTGTTGGTTCGCAAGGAACTGAGGGTGCTCAAGGTTTAGATGGCACTAATGGAACGCAAGGCACTCAAGGTACACAGGGTGTTGAAGGACAGCAGGGTGTACAAGGTACACAGGGCACACAAGGTACACAAGGAACTCTTGGTACACAAGGTGTACAGGGAACTGAAGGTTCTCAGGGAACACAGGGAACAGAGGGCGCTCAAGGAACTCAAGGTACTGAAGGTGCACAAGGCACTGTAGGTTCACAGGGTACCGAAGGTGCACAAGGTGCAGAAGGTGCTCAAGGAACAGAAGGTGCTCAAGGAACAGAAGGTGCTCAAGGTACAGAAGGTACCCAAGGTGCTACTGGTTCTTTTGGTGGAGAAACCCACGAATACAATTACATAACAAGCACCACTGAACAAGACCCAGGTTCAGGCAATGTAGCGTTTGACACTACAACATTAACTTCTGCTACAGAACTTTATATTGATGATGTTGACTTTAACTCCAATGACATTGGTCAGTTGATTGCAACAATCGATGACTCAACATCAGGCATCAAAGGAACTTTTAAACTTACAAACACAGCAAACTCTTCACAGTACTTATTCTTCCAAATTGTTGGAACAAGCACTGACAGCGGAACTTGGCACTCCATTCCTATTGCCTACGTAACAGGTACTGTATCTTCGTTTACTAACGACACCAATGTGTACATCACATTTGCTCGTGTCGGTGACAAGGGCGACACTGGAGCCCAAGGTACAACGGGTGCTCAAGGCGTACAGGGCACTACAGGTGCTCAGGGAGCAGAAGGTGCTCAAGGTACAGAGGGCGCCCAAGGTACAGAAGGTGCACAGGGAGTTCAAGGCACTGAAGGACAGCAGGGTACTCAAGGAACTGAAGGTGCACAGGGCACTCAAGGCACCGAAGGAGCCCAAGGCGTCGAAGGACAACAGGGCGTTCAGGGCGTACAGGGAACTCAGGGCGTTCAAGGTACTCAAGGTGCAGACGGTATTCAAGGTCTAGACGGTGCTAACGGTACACAAGGTATCGAGGGTGCTCAAGGAACTGAGGGAACTCAAGGTACCGAAGGTGCGCAGGGTACTCAAGGTACAGCAGCCCTTTGGAACTTTACTGGTGCTTATGGTGTTGGAACTTCATACGCAGTCGGCGATGTTGCAACATACGCAGGACAGACTTGGTACCGCATCGACGCTCACGGTGGCAACACTGGAGACACTCCTACAGAAGGAACTTACTGGACATTAATTGCTGCACAAGGCGTTCAAGGCACTGTAGGTTCACAGGGCACTGCGGGAACTCAGGGTACTCAAGGTACACAGGGTGCTACTGGTACGACCGACCCAATCACTGCAGGTTACGCCTTAACAAAGGCTGGAGACCAGGTTTCATTTGATGCCTTTACTGCATCTACTGGAGCAGGCTTTGAAGGTACTCAGTACACAACAACATTAAGCGCAATTTCTCCAACTGGTAATAACGCTATCAGTCTTCCAGATGCATCAGGTACTATCGCCCTTACTAGCGATATCACAGCAACAATTGCTGATACTGATGATGTTCCAGAAGGTTCCACAAACCTATACTTCTCAGTACAGCGTGTAAATGACGCTCTGCAGACAGTGGTTGTTGATGGAACAGGTATTAACACTACCTACAATGGCGCTCAACAGACTTTCACAATTGATGTAGATACATCAGTTATTGCTACAAAGGATTACGTAGACGGAGTTGCTCAAGGACTTGATGTTAAAGAGTCTGTACGAGCAGCAACAGCCTCAGCACTTCCTGCGTACACCTACACAAGCACCAATGGTGGAACACTCACTGCTAACGCAAATGCCGCTCTATCAGTTGACTCTGTTGCACTAGAAGACAACGAACGAGTTCTTGTAAAGAATGAGTCTGGTGGAAATCGTGCTTACCACGGTATTTACTTTGTCTTCCACAAGGGCTCTGGCTCAACCCCTTGGGTGCTTGTTCGTGCAGAAGATGCCAACGAGACTGGCGAAGTAACTGCAGGTCTCTTTACCTTCGTAGAAGAAGGTGGACAAGCAGACACTGGTTGGGTTCTCTCAACAAATGAGACTATTACCCTTAACTCTACAAACTTAATCTTTACACAGTTCTCAGGCGCAGGCGCCTTCACTGCTGGAAACGGTTTAACTCAAACTGGCACAACATTTAACGTTGGTGCTGGCACAGGTATCGTAGCCAACGCTGATGACGTTGCAATTGACACAACCACAGTTGCCCGTAAATATACAACCACAATTGGCGATAATAGCGCGACATCATTCACGATTACACACAACTTTGGAACACGTGGTGTACTTGTCTCTGTATACAACGCCGCTGCAAACTATGAGGAAGTTGTTGTAGATGTTGAAAAATCAACAACTAACACAGTCACTGTAAAGTTTGCAGAAGCCCCAACAACTGACTCTTACGTCGTGGCGGTTATTGGATAATGAGCAGAAAAGCCCTTGTTCCAGTAAATGTTTTCGCCTCTGATAACATTCCTCTTGGTCGATTTCCAGGCGACCTTTACTGGAACACAGACGAGCGTCGTCTTTTTGCTTTTGATGGCGTTTCTTGGCTTCAACTAGTTCCAATTGCTGATGCAGACCTTATTGAAGGCGGTAATGAAGCCGCTGGTTCTGATACCTACGATACAACTGCAGAAGGCGGAGATGAAAACGCTGGAAGCGACGCTTATACAAGTTCCTACGATGGTGGAGGAGTGACTCTATAACATGGCAGTACGCATACAACTACGACGTGGTACAGCAACAGAATGGTTTAACAATAACCCCACTCTTGCCGCTGGTGAAGTCGGTATTGAGACCGACACACAGAAAATCAAGGTAGGTAACGGCAGCACTGCCTGGAACTCCCTTGGTTATGGCGGACTTCAAGGTCTTCAAGGTGCAACTGGAGCACAAGGCGTTCAGGGAACACATGGTACTCAAGGAGTACAGGGTACTGACGGCACCCAAGGAACTCAGGGTACTCAAGGTACTCAAGGCACTGTAGGTGCTCAAGGAGTTCAGGGAACTCAGGGAACCCAAGGTACACAGGGTGTGCTTGGTGAAACTGGTGCACAAGGAACACAGGGCACACAAGGAGAGATAGGTTCTCAAGGCACTCAAGGCACTCAAGGCACTCAAGGCACTCAGGGAACTCAAGGAACTCAAGGAACTCAAGGAGTGCAGGGTACGGAGGGTACTCAAGGAACTCAGGGTACTCAGGGTACTCAAGGCACTCAGGGAACTCAAGGAGTGCAGGGAACTCTTGGTGTACAGGGTGCTACAGGTGCATTTGGCGGTGAAACTCATGAGTACAACTTCCTTACAGACACCACTAACACCGACCCAGGAAGCGGTAACTTAAAATTCAATAATGCCACTATTTCTAGTGCTTCAGTCATGTATATCGACAATATTGACTTTAATTCAAATGATATTGCTCAACTACTAAACACAATTGATGATTCAACTTCTGGAATTAAGGGAACTATTAAGTTCACTGAAGTTGGAGACCCAAGTAGTTTTGCTTTCTTCCAAATCACAGGCACACACACGCACGAGAGCGGTGGAGCGTACTTCAGCGTTCCAGTTGCTCACGTAACTGGAACTCTGTCAGTTGTTAACAACGACAACCTCTACGTAACGTTTGCACGTGTTGGTGACAAGGGCGATACTGGTGCTCAAGGTACGCAAGGAGTACAGGGTACTGAAGGAACTCAAGGAACTACTGGTGCGGGTACTCAAGGAACGCAAGGTACACAAGGTACTCAAGGAGTACAGGGTACTGGCGGAGTGCAAGGAGCAACGGGAGCGACCGATGACGTGTTTATTAGAGACGTAATGGACGCCTACTAGAATAAAGACTCTGTAACTCCATTGTGTATTTGACTTGCAGTTGCTGCTTCTAATAAGAACTTTATTGGCCTGTAAGCCTGTGGTTTTAACGTGTAAGTAGCAAACCTCATCTGGTCTTGTTCTTGCTTCATTCTAAAGTTAAAGATGTACCAGTCTATTGGTGCTGTAATTCCACGTGTAGCCACATCCTGCAGGGCTTTTTCTGCACCACGTCTACTTACAGCATATCCTGCACAAGACCACTGCTGATATGAACGGCACACATGTTCTTCGTATATGTCGTGCTCTACTTCGCTATACGCAAATAATGAATCGTCTGGTACAAAAAGGGAAAAGAAATCCCATGTGGGCATTAGTTGCTGCATATAAAAGTTTACAATTGGCTCAAAGTTTGCACTGAGAACAATGTCATCCTCAAAGATTAAGAGAACATCTTTATCACTCTCAAGGAATGCTTTGAAAGCCAACCAATTGCTTGCCCATACTCCAACCACTCCAGAACTGGGTGGGAAAATCTCTCCAGGCTGCGCATAATCGTGCACCGTGTTTACTTTAAAGTCTGGATTGTCATTAATAAACTTCTGTGCTTTTTCTGCCGTGTTTAGGTACATTGTAGGAGAGCCAAGACGAGGTAAAAAAGACATACTTTTTAAGATGCCCTCATAAGACTTGTTTCTTAAAGTGTTTCCAGTATCAGTATGAAAGACCTCATAGCAAGCGTTAGTTAACATTTCTTAATCCACACTTGATAACCAGATTCAATCAGCACAAATTGACCTTTACATACCTCTAAAAGGGCATCTACGCCTCTCTTAGGCTCTAAGAAGGGGTTGCCGTTATAGTTCCACAGATAATCGTCAAAAGCCATTACTCCGCCTGTCTCTAAAACTCTAAAAGCATTAAGTCCATCTATTACTGTTTGAGAAGCAGTGTGGTCTCCATCAATATAGATGAAGTTAAAGGTACTTTTATTGTTTGCAAAAAAGTCATCACTGGTCATTTTGCACTTAACAAGTCGTACATCATTGAATCTAGAATCGTAATAGTCTTCTACAGAAGAGAAGTTTAATGATTCATGTGCAACTTCTTCGCTACCTTCCCAGGTGTCTACATCGTGAAGACGTTCAACTTCTCGATTATTAAGTAGCCATTCAGTTGCATCCCCAGTGTATGTCCCTATTTGCAGTGCTCGTAACGGCACGTTAGGAACATGTCTAAAGTACTTTTCAACATCCTTAAACCAATTAGGAAACATTAGTTAAACAACTTCATATTATTAAGGCACCCATAAACGTAATCTGGTGTCATCTTATGGTTATCTAGTAGGTCTTGGAATATCACTTTACTCTCATCTTTTCGTCCAATCCACCACCCTACTACCGCCTTCTCAAACATCAGACAGTAGGCTCCGTTGTATTCAACATACCCTGGTGTTGGCATGTGGTTAGCGGTCATTGCAAACTGAAGACCCAACTCTGCAAAAGCATACGCTTTATGCCAATCTCGATTACGCTCATAGAATCGTGAAAGGATGAAATATGCCTCTGGTCGTGATGGCATAAAAGCAATAGCGTTATGTAGAGTAGTCAACACAGTTGCTGTGCGGTCTTTCTGTCTGGAAAAACAGAGAGCCATCTTTAACAGAGATGTGTAGGTTAATAGTGGGTCTGTTTTGTAACCTAAATCTGCGGCTCTAAGAAAGAACCCCGCAGCAGAAGCGTGTTGGTGTAGCCGTTCATACTCTTCGGCTAACGCAAAGTTTTTATTAGCATCTCGTGTATTAGAGGACAGGTCAATAGCCAACTCTTTAACCGACATAGGACAGAGCCTCCGTAACCATCTCATTAACAACGTTCTGTGGTATTTCAAGGATAAATGCAGCATTATCAGCAACAGAAAAACTAACTAGTAAGTTGTCATTGCGCACTGCTGCTCCTGTACAGAACTCAATCTTCACATCCATAAATGCAAATGAATTACTTAATCCCTTAAAATTAAAGTCTTTATCCCAGACAACAACTCTGTGTCTATAGACAGAGTCTTTTTGACTTAAGTAATTGCGCCATAATTTAACTTCGTGTGTGAAACACAGGTAGTACTCACCCCAACGTATGACGTGTGAACCCCCTCGTTGGTCTACAGGAGAGTTAGGGGTCTCTCTTGTAAAGGCCTGTCTAGTTTCAGGCTCATTAGGATTAGACCAAACGACTTCTGTTGGCATCGTCCACTTGACAAAATGATAAGGATTGTCAATGACAGGCATCCAATTCTTTTCACAGTAGGAGGTGTCCTCGTGCACGGGCGCGGGCATGCGCACGCGTGATACCTCTTTAGCAATCCAATTAGTTTTATCTAACTCAATCTTTGAGTATTCCATACGGCCCTGACCATTAGGCGTGGTATCACGACGCACGCCAATCATGTACAGGTCATCGTCCCACCTTACAACTCTGGCATCTTCCAATCCGTGGAATTCCCAAATAGGAGTGTGAAGATTGAGCATCTCTACTTGTGTAGAATTAATAAGACTGAGGTCCTTATCAAGGCGGCACATATAGTTAACTGTGACTAGTCTCTGGTCCTTTTCTGGATGCAGGTAAGTAAGGGGCCCCCAAGGGCTAAAGAAGCGTTCATCTTCTTCTGAAATGTAGAGGGTGTAATTAACGCATCTAACATTTACCAAGATATCGCCATCATCATCTATAAAGATAGAGGGGTTCATAATCCCCGTATTATCGGGAAGGCTATGAGGCACGATGAGGGGGGCTAACTTACCCCCTTGAGAAACCGACTTATGCACCAAATTCATAGCCCAAACATTACCAGAAGTTTGACAACACAGGGCTCGTCTCTCTTCTATACTCTTCTGTATCCACTCTTGAAAGGACAGCGACTAATGCCTGTTACCTCGAAAGCGCTCTTTCGTGGCGCCGCTACAACAACCACCACAACAACCCTGTATACAGTGCCATCCTCTACTACAGCAGTTGTAACAGATATCTTGGTTGCAAATACATCTGGCTCTTCACAGACCTTTACTCTTGCTCTTGATGGAGTATCTATTGCTTCTGCAGTTGCAGTTGGGGCAAATGACTCGACATCCATCTCTTTAAAGCAGACATTAGCCACTACTAAAACCATTCAAGGTGGCGCTTCAGCAACCTCCGTTACGCTACACATCTCTGGAGTAGAGATTTCATAATGGCAGAAACATCCAACATTTCGTCTGGTTCAAAACCAGCCAAAACCTCAGCACGAGGCATTTATGTTGCACCGCAACCTCCTACAAACGTTGTAGCAAGTGACGTTGGACTTGGCCGTGCGTTTAACAACGGTGCAGCCATCGTTACCTGGGACCCTGCAAGAACAGGTGGTACTGCAACTTCTTACACTGTAACGTCAAACCCTGGAGGGTTTACCTCTACTGGCTCTGCAACCACTCAAACAGTGACTGGTCTTGCTTCCAATACTTCTTATACTTTTACCGTAACTGCTACTAACGTCTATGGCACAAGTTCTGCTTCTGGTGCATCTGCAGGCATTACCGCAACAACAGTTCCTCAAGCACCTACAATCGGAACAGCGACTGCTGGAACGTTGAACGCATCAGTCACCTTTACTGCTAATGCAACTGGTGGAAAGGCAGTCTCTTTCTTCACAATGACTGCATCTAGTAGTGGACCAGCGGTTAATGGAACTACCTCTCCAATATCCGTGGGAGGATTAGCGGCGGGAACTGGATATACCTTTACTGTTACAGCAACAAATGCAAATGGAACTTCTGGTGCTTCTTCTGCGTCTAACAGCGCAACTCCAGCAGCGGCTGGTGGAAACATCTACTACTTCGACTATTCATTAACTTGGACTCCACCTGCGTATCCATTTAACTACACCACATACGTTATTGGCGGAGGCGGTGGCGTTGGCGGTCTTTCAGAGTACAACATCTCTGACTACCAATTTGGCTTTTCAGGTAGTGGAGGATACGGAGGAGGTGGTGGTAGTGGCTACCTAACCACTGCAAATGGAACTATCAATAGCGGAACTGCAGTAATCACAGTTGGTGCTGGGGGTACTCCTGGCACCCAAACTAGAAACACCGTGCAAAACTATGCTACTCCCCCTGCCCCAAATAACGGCGCAGGTGGAGGGACATCGACCTTCTTTAACCACAATGCTGCTGGCGGTGGCGGTGGAGGTAGAGGTGGTTGGAATAACTCCAACAACACTCCTGTTAATTCAGGTGGTGCGGGAGGTGCGGGAGGTTCTGGAGGAGGCGGTAGCGCAGGTTATAACGTTTCCAATTATTCAGGAAACTTAAGTGGAAATGCTTCTGCAGGAAATGGTGGCTCTGCAGGAAACTCTGGAGGCGCCGCTGGCGGCAATAACGGCCCTGGAGGAGGTGGCGCTGGTTCAGGAAACGCGTCTGCTCCATCAGGAGGGCCTGGAAAAGCAAGAACAAATTATAGTAATGCACCTATCGGTACCTATACCGCTTATAATGGTTTAACTTTAAGTGGTTTTGCTTATGCTAAGGGAATCGGTAATGGAGGGTATTACACCTCCAATAGTGGTACAAGTTTTGCTGCTCACGGAGTAGCAAATTCTGGTAATGGAATTGTCATCGTAGTTAGGAATTCATAATGAACACAAGTACTGGTTATGTCGTCGCTCTAGTTAACTATGACAATGTTGTATTTAACAACATTATTGTAGTAGACCCCTCTCCAGAACAACTAAACCTACTTCGAATCAGTAGCAACGCTCAATACGCTATCTCATGTCGCGATTATGGTGCATCCTTCATTGGCGGTACTTGGAATAGTGAAACCAACAAGTTTTATCCTCCAAAACCATTCCCATCTTTTGTATGGGATGAGGAGAACGCCACTTGGGAGGCTCCCATACCTCTTCCAACAGACAATAAGATGTACGAGTGGTCTGAGGCAACACAGTCTTGGACAGAGGTCCCTGGCTTTGAGCCTCTACAAGGAACTCCAGATACAGAGCCTTTACTCTAAAGGATTTGACAAAATAGGGGGGCAAGTTGTTAGGGTTACTACATGGAGATTAAGTTTACACCGATAAGCACTGTAGCAGAGTTCTACAAACCACAACCTGCCAGTAGCGTAGTTCCAGATTGGTATAAGGAATTAGACTCCTATCTAATTGACAATAAAAAAATTCCTGGAGGAGATGGGACAACTACAGGAACTATCAAAAGATGTATGCCTGTATTTGACGCTATTTCTGCAGGATATATTCTGTTTACTTCAGTAGATATATTTGTAACTCAACGCAAAGACCCGAATACTAAGGCTGGTACGGCACCCTACTATGAGTGGCCTTCCCTTACTGCAGTGGAATTCCATCCCATAGAGCAAGCGCCTAATCATCCAGGAAAAGGTGGCCATGAACTATCCTACCCAAAGTGGATGAACCAGTGGGGTGTCAAGACTCCTCCAGGATATTCCTCACTATTTGTGCAACCTCTTCATAGAGACTCTGTTTTCACCATTTTTCCAGGTGTGGTAGACACTGATAAGTACTTTGCTCCAATTAACTTTCCATTTGTATTAAACGACTACTCTTTTGAGGGTCTAATCCCTGCTGGAACTCCTATGGCACAGGTAATCCCATTTAAGAGAGAGTCTTGGAACACTGTTTTTGGGTCACAAGAAGACCTGCGAGAATTATCAAAGGTAAGCATCAGATTAAAGGTAAAAATTTTTGATTCCTATAAGACTTTTTACAGAAGTAAAAAGGAATTTAAATAGGAATACAAAGGACCACTGGATAAGGGACAATGGGTCGTATGCGTGGCTCTAAGGTTCAAGGTCGTTTTAAGATAGATTTCGAAACCATGTCTATGGATGAGGGTATGGTCGATGAGTTACGCGACCCTGTAGGCACAGTGGTTGATTGGTGGATTTGGAATCCCACTGAGTTCTCAGATAATTACAGTGATTATGTAGACCCTATCTATGATGTCTCAAACCAAACTGATGGTCTAGGTCGTCGTTGGGATGAGCCTTTTAAAATGCCAGTAATTTTGGCTCAACAGGTTCGTGGCCAAAACATAATGAATGAACGCGGTTTCTACACGGTTGACACTTTGCGCCTTGTAATTGCTGTCGATGATATAAACCGTCTACTTCCAGATGTTATCCCTAATCCTACTAATCACATAAAAGATAGAGTTATTTTTCAAAATCACGTCTTCACTCCTACACGTGTAAATCCACGTGGTAGATATAAAGAGAGATACTCAGTTGTTACAGTTGACCTAAATCAGGTAAATGCAGAAGAGTTGGTCAACGACCCTCAATTTCAACAGTACACAGAATAAGGAGAGCACATGGATTTTGAGCCAGAGTTAGACCCAGACCTCTTTGATGAGGCTTTGTTAGATGAAATTGATGATGAATTAGAAATGGCTGAAGACTACAATAGCCATTACAACGACGAAGACGACCTAGAAGAAGGGGATGTGTGATGGCTAAAGCAACTTCAAAGCAAAAAGGTAAAGTTGAAAAAGTAATGCGTGAGTACAAAGAAGAAAAACTTAAGTCTGGAAAAAAGGGTCCAGGAAAAGGTCCAGTAGTTAAATCACGCAAACAAGCCGTTGCTATCGCGATGAGCGAAGCAGGAATGTCAAAGAAGAAAAAGTAATGCGACGTAAACAGACCGCAGGCGCTCGCGCAGGAAAATCCCCTCAAAAGCAAGTTCGTACCTCTATAGCAGAAGACAAGTACGAATCAGGCGGCGCAGGATTGCGCAAAAAGAAGGGCGGATATGTTCGTAAGCCAAAGCCGCCTATCCGTTACAAACGAAAGAAGATTGCTGACGTATGAAGACCGTTAAAGTCGATGGAATAAAGCACACTGTAAAAAAGAACAAGAAGGGCGACGTTATCGTCGACCATGAAGCCAAGGCTAAGGCTGGTAAGTGGGACAAGATTAACCTGACTAAAAAAGGTGAGTCTAAGACAATTAAGCAGGGTGTTAAGGCTGTCAAAGACTGGCACAAAAAGAACCCTCACAAGAAGGAAAAGTAATGGCTAAAAAATCTGACCCATGCTGGGACGGTTACGTTCAAGTAGGCATGAAGATGAAGAACGGCAAGAAGGTACCTAACTGTGTTCCCGACCGTTCTGGCAAGAACAGAATAGCAAAACCCACAAAACAGAAAGCAGGTAAAAAATAATGTGTGCTACATGTGGATGTATGAAGCCAAAAGACAAGCATGGCGAGAAGACCCTAGCCGCTGCTAATAAGAAGTATGCAAAAAAGAAAGATGACAAGAAAAAGGAGAAAAAGAAGTAATGGCTCTCTCCTGTAAAATGAGAAATTGCAAGTGCAAGTGCAGCATCTGCAAGAAGGGGAACTAATGAAGAAGTTATCTCCTAAGCAGAAAAAAATGGCTGCTCTTGCTGGAAACAAAAGCAAGATTGATGCACCTGATTTAAAGATGCTTCGTGCCTCTAAGGGTAAGAAGCAGACTATGCCAAGAAAGAAAGGCATGTAATGAAGAAGCCTCCTATGAAGGGTACGTACACAAAGAAGTCTGATGACAAGATGGATGCGTACCTAACCAAGAAGGCTGGGCTTGATAAAGAGCAAAAGGAAGATTTCGAAAAGAAAGATACCGCTCACGGCAAAAAGAAGAAGCCAAAGACCCTTCAAGAAGATGTCAAGATTGATAAGAAGATTATCAAGGGCATAAAGAGCAAAGAAAAGGCTCACGAAAAGAAGGAAGGAAAGAGAGGCGAAAAGGCGGAGGAAAAGCGGGAGAAGAAAGAAAAGAAGTAAGAGTTAGGCCCCTTAATTGGGGCCTTTCTTCTATCCTTGTCTTATCGGAACTCCGTGCGGACTCCGTGTAGTGCCCACTACTTGCGACAAAGGGGATTATGATGGCTTGGAAGCCTTGGTATGAGCGTGCTGCTGAATTGCAGAACGCTGCAGAAGTTGAAGAGTTTATGAAGGGCGTGTTTGGTCAACGTCCAAAACTTACGCAACCAATTGTTGCTGGTCTTGTCGCAGGTTATGCAAGTGGTAAAGCCGCTGAAAAACTTGTGAAAAAGGCCAAAAAGAAGTGACCTTATCTAAATTTAATAATGCAGTTAAAGCCGCTAGTCATGAGACTACAAGGCTTATGTCTGCACGTCTTCGTTCGGAAGCACAGGCCAGTGGTTGGCCTTCTCGTGTATCACGTACATTGCACGTCAAGCACGGCAATGATGGCTTTGAAGCGCATGTCTCAAACAAACACTATGAGACCGCGATGAACCTAGAGTATGGCACCCCAAGTACACAGCCTACTGCTGCTGTTCGTCGCTTTAAAAACAGACAAGACGAATCAGAGCATTTTTTTCTTGGTCGATTAGAGAAACACTTTGGTGACCTATGAGTTTTCTATTAGCCGAAGACGAAGCAGTCCGTAATCTATTGCTTGGTATGACTGTTACAGACCAAAAATCTGTTACAGAAGAAGGCTCTACAAGAAACGTAGGTGTATGGTTTGGGCAACCTGACCAAGAACTTACAGAGCAAAAGTACCCTTACATCACCATCGACATGGTAGACATCGCAGAAGACTTCTCACGTGCAATGCGTGGAAAAGTAAAACCAACTTACTACGCTGACCCATCAGTTATGGTGCAAGGTGCACAAGGAGTTCAACAAGTTAACTACGATGATGACGTTCACAACTGGGACATGGATTTTCCAATACCTGTCAATATTGACTATCAGTTAACTACCTATTCTCGTCAACCACGTCATGACCGTCAACTTTTGGCTCAACTGCTCTACACAAAAATTCCACTTCGATTCGCAATCCTAAACACAGGCGCTAATACCGCTTTGGGAACGACTCGTCGTTTGGATGTCCTAGACATTGCAAAGCGTGATGTTTCGGAAAATGGCAAACGTTTGTTTGTCAATGCAATAACTGTGCGTGTCTCATCCGAGATTGCGCAGTCCACCTTCAATAAACTATATAAGGCGCTCGAACTCAATATTACTGGTGTGTCGGATACAGAGAGTAACCAAAACTCTCGTGGTCCATTCACCATGATTGACCCGATTACTATAACTGCACCATAAGGAACCCCTTCACTTTAGTTAGGAGAAATCATGGCTTATAGCCGTCCAGGCGTTTACATCAGTGAACGTCTTCTACCATCAGCAATCCCTGCTGGCGTTAGCGCCGATGCTGCTGGTGCCGTTGTTGCTACATTTGCACAAGGTCCAGAAGCAACAACGCTTGTTACTTCATGGTATGAATTTACCAAATATTTTGGTGGATACAATGCCTCATATCCAGCGACATTCCAAGTTGGCTCATTCTTCGCCAATGGAGGTCGTGAACTTTACGTAAAACGATTACTAGCAGCAGATGCTGTAAAGGCTGACGTCAATCTAGTTGATAGCGGAAGTGCTGCTCAAGTAGAAGTTTTAGCAAAGAATGCGGGAACTGATGGAAACAACCTTCGTGTTGTTCTTGAAGCAGGACAAGTGTCTGGAACATACACCCTGACCCTATACAAAGAGTCTGGAGCATCAGGAATTTCTGATGACATTCTATTAGAACGTTATGAAAACATCGTTTTTGATGACGATACTTCAAGCGATTATGCTGAAACCGTTATCAACGTAGTTTCGCCAAACATCACTGTGACAGTAGACGGAGGATACGCAGGACAGACCATCACTTCTGCAACCTACCCACTAACTGGGGGAAGTAATGGAACTACTCCAACTTCTGCAGACTACTTAACTTACAAGGGAGGAACTTCTTCAGTTTTTGAACGATTCTCAACTTTAGAGCGTCCACTTGTAATCTTTTTGCCAGATGCTAACGTGTTGGCTTCAGGTACTGCTTCAGTCTACGATGCAGCATCTTCTTGGTCTGAAGAACACAACGGCTTTGTAGTTGTTGACACAGATGCAGACCTAACTGTTCTTCAAGCAATTTCATTTGCTGCCAGCCTAACAGATACTAGTAATGCTGCTGTCTACTACCCACACTTCTACACCTCTGACCCACTAGGTCGTGGTTCAGGTGCATTGCGTAGAATTGGTCCAGCAGGTGCAGTAGTTGGGCTTTACCTTACAACTGATGCAACACGTGGCGTATTTAAGGCTCCAGCAGGTATTGGAACTCAGGTTCTAGGTGCTGTAGCAATGGACCGCACATTTTCTTCAACTGAACTTGACTCTATGAACGCATCTACTTCTCCAATTAATCCGATTCGTCAGATTCCTGGTGCAGGACTTTCAGTAATGGGAGCACGTACCCTCAAGCAAGATGGAACAGCAAACAAGTATGTAAACATGCGTCGTTCGCTAATCTACATCCGAAAGAACCTAAAGAATCTCACAGAGTTTGCAATCTTTGAAAACAATGATGAGCGTCTCTGGGCACAGGTTCGTACATCGCTAACAGCATTCCTCTCTGAGTATCGTAACCAGGGTGGACTTCGTGGAGCAACCAACGCACAAGCATTCTTTATCAAGTGCGATGGAGAAAACAACACCACGACATCGATTGCAAATGGAGAAGTAAACATTCAGGTCGGTGTTGCTCTCCAGTATCCAGCAGAGTTCGTTGTCATTGACCTAAGTCAAAAGACAGCAAACTAACCCGAAGGAGAAACCTCTAAATGCCAACAATTATCAATAATCGGTCGACGCTTATCACTGACCCGTTACGTAACTTTAGGTTCTTGGTAACCTTTATCCCACAGGACAACAACAACACAACTCTCAATGGGTTGAAGTCAGCAACCTTTGGATTTACGTCGGTATCAGGTATGTCGGTGACGACAGACTCTATCCCTTATCGTGAAGGTGGTTACAACACCACAGTCCACCAGATTCCTGGTCAGACAACTTTCACACCAATCACTCTGCAACGTGGTGTCCTTCTTGGCTCTAAGCAGAACTGGGATTGGATGCGTAATCTCTTCTCAACAGTTGCTGGTGGCGGTTCATTACGAAGCGTCTCTCAGAACTTTCGTTGCGACCTAGAGATTCAAGTCTTATCTCACCCAATCCCTGCAGCCTCCGATGCTGCTGGTGATAACGCATCAACCACTGACCACACAGCAATGCGTTTCCACGTGTACAACGCATGGCCAACAGCAGTGGCATACTCTGACCTCAATGCAGGTGACAACGCACTATTCGTAGAACAGATGTCTTTGGTTCACGAAGGGTTCGATGTTAACTGGGCTCCAAACCTAACCACAAACGCACCAGACTTCTAAAAGGAATATAAATGACGAAAACAATTAGTGCAGCGGTTAATCCCGCATTGGCAAACAACCTTATTCAACAGGCTATGGCTGAAACAAAGCCAGAACAGTCAGAAGTAAAAATCATTCCTCCTTCGGATAACGTAGTGACTCTCCCTGGCGGCTACATCAACGCCGCTGGGGAGGTCATTACTGAGGCAGAAGTGCGGGAATTAACTGGCGCTGATGAAGAAGCAATCGCAAAAGCGTCTGATGTAGGGCGTGCTCTATTAATCATTCTGCAAAGAGGAACAGTAAGAATTGGTGAAGAAAAAGCCACAGAAAAAATTCTTGACCAACTTCTTTCAGGAGACAGAGACACTCTTCTCCTTGCAATTTTCAAAGCAACATTTGGACATAGTACGGAAGTTCCTGTGTTTTTTGGAAATGAGTTAAAACAAGTAGAAGTAGACCTTGACAAAGAAATTAAATTTAAAGTTCTTGTAGATTCAATTAATGACCGTGTTTTTACCGTAAAAGGAAGAAAACATGAGTACACCGTGCAACTACCAACAGGAGTTGCGCAAAAAGAAATGATTTTAAATTCAGACAAAACTTCGGCTGAGTTAACAACGATTATGCTTGAGAATACCGTAATGCAAATTGACGGTTCTCCAGTATTGACAAAACAACAAGTGAGAAACCTAGGACTGGTGGACCGAAAAGCAATTGTTGATGAAATTAATTCACGCATTCCTGGTCCTCAATTCGACGACATTACTGTGGAAGACCCCGACACGGGAAAAGAGGTACTAGTTCCCGTTAATTTCGGGACCTTATTTCGATTCTAGTGTAACCCCTTACAGCACACTGCTTTCAGAGTGGACAGTGCTTACAGGAGAGTACAGAGGATGGACATTAACGGAGATAAAGGGCTTATCTCCTAGAGAACGTAAGAACTGGATAGAGATAGCCAGTCATTTGAGTAGAAAGGATTGATAAATGGCAAACAAAATGCTGTCAAATATTCAATCCTTGACTAGTGGCGTTTCAACACTGACCCAAAAAGTAAATGAACTCTACGCTGCCGTTGAAAAAGTATCTGGAGTTACCGAAGGGGTTGTTGGTGGCGTTCAGGGAATGCTCAAAACTAATGGCGGTGGAGCGCACCTAGCCACCGCTACTACTCGACCAGGAACTGGAGCCGATGGTGCTCGTTTTGCTGCTGGTACAGGCGCAATGCCTACCTATCAAAACATGCAAAACAATATGGCTAAGTTCTCTACTCCACTTCCAGGAGCAGGGTTTGGTGGTGGTGGAAGTTCAGTAAGTACATCGATGTTGGCGGTTGCTGGAGGAATGTCTCCAGGAAGAGTTGGAGCAGCGAACATCCTCGGTGGTCTTGGTCAGATTGGTTTTGGTCTTGCTGCTGGTGCTTATGCTGCGACTCCACCACTTGACTTAACTCTTAGTCGTTCTCTTGGGTATTACCAGGCAGGACTTACTATGCCTGGAATTAGTCGTTCAAGTTTGCAACGTGCAACGTTTAGTGCATTGGGAGGCGGACTTTCTAGCGTTGGTTCTGACGCACTAGTGTCTGCAATCCTGGCTGGACGAGGAGTTGGCGGAGGTGCTGGTAGCGCTGACTACCTAAAACTTACTAGTGAAGTCGGTAACGCTTACAAATACTTAGGAATGGAGAATGCTCCTGCAGCACAAGCATTAGCAGGACTTCGTTCTGGTCCAATGGCTGCAAACCTGTATCAGTACGGAATTACTACATACGATTCACAAGGCCGTATGCGTGGAACAGGCGACATTGCCCGTCAATTAATGGAAAGAGTTACTGCTGGACGTGGGTTCAGTAATGTTGAATCTTTAAATCAATCTTTCTATAGAGGATTTTTAGGTGCCAACCTAAGAACTATGGGATTTGATGAAGCGCAACAGACGATGCTTCTCCAATCAATGCGTGACATCACAATGGGTGGAACAGGTGACTTGTCTACTTCTAAACCATTAGGTGATAACCAAAACACAATGCTCACATCTCAAGGACGCTTAAATGCATCACAGACAGAGTTAATGCTTAGAGGCGAATCCTCAATGTTAAAAGGATTTGAAAACGCTGCTGACACAGTTGAGACTTTTAATAGAGCATTACTGGAAGTGATTGAGCCACTTGGATACCTAAAAGGACTTATTTCAGGTGTTGCGGGAACGAACGCTGGACAAGGGCTTGCAACTGCTGCACCAAGCGTATTTGGTGGAATAAAGAAGACAATTATTGGTGGATTACTCATGGCTGGTGGCGCGGGACTTGCTGCCACTGGATTTGGTGCAATTCCTGGTGCTGCACTTGCTGGTGCAGGTCTTGGAGTAGCACTTGGTAGTGGTAGTCCAGGCTATGGTGCTGGATTTAACGCGTCTACAACCACAAAACAAAAGAGTGGCTCTCTAGTAACTGCAGGATTTGGAGCAAAAAGTAATACTGGAATTTGGGCTTCTACCAATGGTGTTCATAAGGGCATGGACTACGAAATGCCTATTGGCTCTCCCGTGGTGGCGGCACTTAGCGGTGTTGTATCCAGTGTAAATCCAGGAACTGATTATGGAACAGGCGTTGTTGTAGACCACGCAAATGGTTTACAGACAGTATATGGGCACTTAAGTCAAAAGAACGTTAACGTAGGTGACTACGTATCTACAGGACAAAGGCTTGGCCGTTCTGGTGCAAGTGGAAACGTAACTGGTCCACACCTACACTTTGAAGTACGAAAAGGAAACAACAATCCAGTAGACCCATCTCTTATTTCTAATGCTGGAGGAATCGACCCAACTTCTTTATACAAATCACAAAAGAGTTCTTCCTACTTAACAACATCTACCAGTTCTACGTCTAACTCATACGCAAGTGATGTTACCTACGTAGGTATGCAGGGAACTAAAAAGGAGGCAGAATGGGCAAGAGATTTGTTAAGTTCTTTAGGAGCACCTCACTCTGACTCAAACATTTCAGCAATAACTACTTGGATGCGATTTGAAGGTGGTGGAGGAAAAGTAACTGGAATTGGTGCTAACTCTGCTATGTACAATCCTCTAAACACAACTTTAGACCGCCCTGGTGCCACAGCAATGAATAGTGTTGGAGTAAAGAGGTATTTATCTTGGGAACAAGGGATGAACGCAACCGTCTCTACATTATTAGGCAATAAAGCCTCTGATAGAGGGTACACATCTATAGTTGATGCCTTACAGAGCGACGCTGGTGTCTCCGCTATTTTGGGTGCAGTCAACAACTCTGCATGGCGTTCTGGAAAAGTAAACGACCCTGGGTACAAATTTCCAACAGGTGGTGGTTCTGTAGGTTTTGGAGCATCCTTCTCAAGTCCGCAAACCAGTTCAGGTGATAGAAATGTTTACATTACAGTGAAGTATGATTCTGCTGACTCGGCTGCTGCAGTAAAACTGGCAAAAATGGTAGAGGGGTACCTAAAGAACGGTGCCAACAACTCAGCAATTGGAGGTTCATGATGTCTAGCCATAAAGATTACAAAGAACGTCTTAACAAAATTAAAGAAAGAAACGCACAAAAAGAAGACAATCGTAAAAGAGAAGCACGTGTAAAAGAGTTGCAAAAAAAGCGTGCCTTAATTCAATCTCAGGCTGACCGATTGTACGACCAGTATGAAGAACAGAATAACGCAGTTAAAACAATCAGCAAAGCGATTGCTGTAGAAACTGACCCTGCAGTAAAGGAAACTCTTAAAGACAACAGAGCCATTACTGCAAATGCTAGAGACCAAATTTACGATAAGTGGAAGATTCAAGACAACAGGTCTAAAGAGATAACAACTAAGATAAACGCTCTTAAGAAAAAGAAGTCATCTTCTAAATCGACATCTTCTCCTTCTTCTTCGTCCTCAAAACCAGCAGGTCCATCAGTCCAATCAAACGGTGGAAAGGTCAAGTTTCCGTACAGGTACAACGCTCCATTAATTCGAAATGCGTACTTTAATCCAACTAGCATCACCTCTACTTCACTTGACAAATTAACTATTAACTATTCGGCGTATAACACCGCACGTGATGCTTGGAAAAATGCAAAACCTGCAAAAGGTGCTGTTCAAATGGACAAAGAGATAGTTAAAGACCAGTTAAAGGGTTTAGCAAAAGACACTCCTAATACAAAAATTGACCCTCAACTGTATGGGTTTAGGTTTCTCTACAATCCAAAGGAAGTCACTATGGGTTGGGCTACACAAGCCCAGGTAGACCCACAGTTTATCCCGCAAGATGAGGCTCTTCCAGTGTCTACGGGACTCACTGCTGCTTCTGTAGACTTTACATTAGTGTTAAATCGTATCGAAGATATGAATTACTTAAATGAAAATGGGTTAACCTCACAAAGCCTAAAGAGAACACAACTTGAATCTGGACCACTTGTAGACGTAGACCCTGCACAAAGAGTTGCAAGACAACAAGCAGGATTTGCTTCGGCATTTCCTTACCCAGATGCTGTTGCAATTGAAGATATGAAAGATATCTACAAAAAAGGAACCATGCATGACCTTGAGTACTTGTTTAAAGTGCTACATGGCCCTGCAGGAACGTTTAAAAATAATTTTGGCATAACAACCTCAGACTGGGCATACCTGCGCCTCTCCATAGTTGAATTGCATTTAGGCGATGGAATGAGGTACAAAGTAATGATTGACAGCGTAAACGTTAACCATACAATTTTTAACGACAGAATGGTCCCTATATTTTCAACAGTTCGCTTAAGTTGTCGTAGACTTCTTGATTATCCAAGTCAAAACCTTTCTGTAACACAGCCAGGAAGGACCTCATAATGATATTTTTAGATAGCAGGTACGTTGATGGGCGGTTGTACAAAGCCCGTGACTCACGCACTAACAAGTTTCAGGTTTCTGTATTTCGAGAGTTTCCATCTGAATCATCTAACTACTTCCTATACACCTGGGTAGAGACTGACAGAGTAGACAACCTTGCTAATAGATTTTTAGGAAGCCCCCTGTTATGGTGGCGCATAATGGACTTTAATCCAGAAATTATAAACCCAAGTATAATTTTACCTGGAACTCAACTAAGGATTCCAAATGAATGATAACTTGCGTCAAAATAGACTAGGAACAAAGTTCTCAGTTACATTTCCAGACTTTCCTGGATTTAACCAACAACCTAAAAACTTTCGGTTAATTCAAGAAATTGGTAAACAAGATGTAATAGAACTTTCTTTTCCCTATCAATCTACTTTTTACTTGAAGGCTTTAAAAACTGGTGTAATTATGCTTGTTCAATGGCAAACTCAAATGGCTAAAGGAAAATTTTATGGTTACGTGTATCAAGTTGAGCCAAAAACAGAAAAGAGTATGGACCGTAGAGTTGTAGTTAAGGGTATTGGGGCTGCTTTTGGATTAAAAGAAACTGATGACAAAATTTGGGTAAACAAATCTGCCTCTCAAATTGTTGAAGAAATATCTAAGAAGTTTAAGTTAACCTCAAAGGTAACTGCTCACAAAACCATATTTAGTCAACAGTCTATGGTTAACCATACCTATTGGGAAAAACTACAGGAGTTAGCAAGAAGAATAGGGTACGTTTGTCAAGCATACGGTACCGAAGTTCACTTTCACCCTTTAGATAAAATGATTGACCAGTTTGTAACGTCAGCCCCAATTCTGAGCGCAGAAGATAATGAAATACCTCGATACACTTCGGTATACCAAACTAAACTAGATTCTTTTGTGCCTTCTATGGGAGACTCAACTGCTCTTTCTATGTTCAATAAAAGAGAAAAAAACATAGCAGGAGTTGACCCTTATACCGCAAAAGTTTTTTCTAACTCTTCTTCACCGTCTAGTAAAAAGAAAATTAGAAAAGATGTAAAAACGCCATTATTCAAAGAGTCACTGTCTACAACAATATCAGTAAGTCCAAATATGGCTAGAACGCTATCTGATGCGCATGCAACTTTGTCAAGGTACTCTTATTTTGCCGAAGGAACTGGTCAAGGAGACCCAAGAGTTTCCCCTTACAAAACGATAGACATTAGAGGAACTGGGGAATTTACTGATGGTTATTGGGTAATCACTAAGGTAGAGCACTTTGTTACTTGGTTTGGAAAATATGAAATGGAATTTTCTTGTATGACAGATGGGGTGGGAAAAAATCAAGACTCATCTAAAAGACCAGAGGTGGCACCCTCAAGTCCTACTAGAAATGTAGAATTTGAGATGTCTTTAGATGAAATTGCGGCTCCAACTAAAGTCAAAATTAGTGCACCTTCTGCAATGATAAAGCAGACGAGCGGCGGGTTTAAGGTTACTCCAAGAAGATGGGAAAGTAGATGAATAAGGTAAAGAAAGACGAAGTGGCAATATCTTTGCCCTTTTCAATCGACCCTTACGGCAAAGTAAGTCAAACAAAAGACCAATCAAAAATTTGGGCTGACAAAGTCAGGTCAGTAGTAGGAACCGCTGTAAACGAAAGGGTTATGAGGCCCTTATTTGGGACAGACATTCCTCTTGCTATCTTTGAAAACCAGGACTCTGCTGCTGACATTGTTCAAGACTTGGTCACAACCTCCTTCAACACCCAACTTCCAAGACTAGACCTTCAGTCAGTAAACACGGCTTTTGACTCTTTTACAGGCACCATTAATCTAGAAATTATCTACGCTCTTCCAAACGAAGAAGTAGTATCCACTACAATTGGATTTATCGCATTATCAGGCAACCTAATTCCTTATGAGGAGAACCTATGACAGTCACCCCTCCGTCCAATATCCCTATTGCTTTTGACTATACCAGCAAGGATTACACCTCAATTCGTGAGGAATTGATAGCACGTATCCAAGACCGTGTACCTAACTGGACTGCTGCTGACCCTGCAGACTTTGGAGTTGCTTTAGTAGAAGCATTTGCTTATATGGCAGATTTACTCTCTTACTATATAGACCGAAGTATAAACGAAGCATTCCTCGTAACTGCGACACAACGTCAGAGCGTGCTTAATATTGCTCAAACGTATGGATATGTTCCTGCAGGTTATCGTCAGGCAACAGTGGATGTTACTTTCAGCAACTCTTCAGCATCACAACTAACAATTCCTGAAGGAACAGTAATTACTGGAGAAATAGTAGTTGGAGACACTGTAACAACTCTCTACTTTACTACCGATGCTGCTGCTGTGGTTCCCGCTGCTGTAGCCTCAGTGCCAGGAGAAGAGACCGTCCCTGCTTCTGAAGGACGTTCAATCATACTTGTTGGAGATGATGTCAATATTTACGGTGAACGTATTGGGAACTCTACAGGAGAACCTGGAATGTCATTTGAACTAAGTCAAATCCCCGTAGTTGATGGAAGCATAGAACTGTATGTACAGGACGGTGACCTTTACACTAAATGGACTCAAGTACAACATATCATTGACTACGGTCCAACAGACCAAGTATTTACTGCGGTATCTGATGAAGACAATGTAGTTACAGTTTTACTTGGGGACGGAGTTTCAGGAGTAATCCCAACTTTATACTCAGAGATTCGTGCTAAGTACATTGTGGGTGGTGGCGCATTGGGAAATGTAGAGCCAGACACCATAATCACTATTGACTATTTACCTGGGTTATCAGAGGTTCAGGTCTCTGCAATTCAAAGTGCGATAACCGTAACCAACGACGACGTTGCGATAGGTGGAGCAGACCCTGAAGAAACAGACCAAATAAGAACCTCTGCGGCGCTCTCATTAAGAGCAAACAACAGAGCAGTTACGCTGCAGGATTATGCGGATTTGGCTTTAGCAGTGACTGGAGTTGGAAAAGCAAATGCTGTAGCAAATGTGTGGACCTCTGTAACTATATACATTTCTCCAACAAGAAACACAACAGATGCAGATGAAAGTCCAGGATTAGATGGGGCAGGCAATCCAACTATTGAATGGACGGAGTTAGAATCTGACGTAGAACTTTATTTGTCTGATAAAACTCTTTTAGGAACTTCAGTAACAGTCTCTCCTCCTGTCTATGTAGACATTGTTGTTGGAGTTGATTACACCAAGTTAGACCAATACACAGCGTCCGAGGTTGAGGGCTCTATAAAAAATCAACTATTAACAGATTTTGGGTACTCAAACATGGACTTTGCAGACACGATATACCCGCAAGATATCGAGTACTCTGTGCAACAAGTGCCAGGAGTAAAAACTGCAAAAGTAACTCTGTTCTATATCGACGGAGGTTCAGTGGCGCTTAACTCTTCACTAGTAAGTGGTTCTGATGAAATATTTAGACTAAAAGAAGAAAACGTAACTCTTGTATAATGGATATTATAAAAAGATTACAGGGAATTTACAGAGGAGTTGTCGTAGACAACCGAGACCCACTTCATTTGAGGCGTCTAAAGGTAAAGGTTCAGTCCACTTCGTTTAACAGTGACTCAGTAACGAATTGGATTTGGCCTGTTGTCTCTACTAAAAGACCTCCTGCAATTGGAACTGGTGTCTACATCCTCTACGTAGGTGGTGACCCAGAGTATCCAGTATGGATTGGTGAGTTCTCAAAAGAACCACAGGGAGTCTTTGCTTACGGGTCTTGGTTTAGTAGTTCAGACCAAACTGCCGCTGCTATCAATACAGCCTATAACTTTTCAGTAAACAACAAAGACTATGAAGAAGGAATAGCAGTAAAAGATAATTCAAAGTTTACGGTAGAAGAAAGCGGAACATATAACGTACAGTTTTCAGCCCAAATACACCACAGAACTGGTGGAGGAGGAGGGTCAGGAGACAGCATCTGGATTTGGTTAAAAAAGAATGGCTCTAATGTAACCAATTCTGCAACTAGGCTAAACTTAAATTCTGGAAAATACGCAGTTGCTGCATGGAACTTTTTTATTGACTTAAAACATGATGAATACGTTCAACTGGCTTGGTCTACTGATACCACTCAAATGGCAATAGAAAGCGAATCAGCATCAAGCCCAAAGCCAGCAGTACCCTCCTTAATCGTAACCATGAACCAGATAGCCTAGGAGTTCAGCAGACAAATAGGGGGCAAGTAGACGAAAATAGACCTTTAAGGTCGGAAGGAAGAGGAAAGTGACAGCGTCATATCCCACAACGGTTAAGTCGTTCACCACAAAAGTGGACTTTACAGACACCGTCCTTGCTGCCCATGTGAACTCTCTTCAAGAAGAGGTTGTTGCTTTACAGGGTAACCTAGGCACAAGTATTACCACAGGTTCTGGCTGGGTAGGAACAGTTGATTTTTCCACAACCAACTGGAACACCCTTAAAGACCGTTTAGCAAACATTGAGTACGGACTCAAAGATGTTTACGATGACTTTATATCTCTAACAGGAGGTTCAGTCATCACATCCTCTGCAAACAACGTCATAAGCCTCACCATAAAGGCAAAGTCGGGTCAAACAGCAAACTTGATTGAGTTCAAAAACTCTTCTAACGCAGTGGTTTCAAACGTAACCGCTAGTGGAAATATCTTTACATACAGTCAACAGGTTGTTCCTATCGTGTACTCAGCAACTCAGCCCTCAAGCGTTCCTGCTGGAACTATATGGGTAGACTCTTCTTCAGATGTCTCTATTATTTCTCCGCAAGTAGATGGAACAGATATAACAAACTTATTAATGTCCGATGATGGAATCAAAATACTGATGGGAGCAATCATATGACATACAAAACAGCGCAAGTATACAGTGGTTCTGAATGGATAGACTTAGCAGTCGCGATAACCGATGCAACAAAAAGAGAAGTAGTAAACATATCAGGTACCTCTCACCCTTTAACCTTGGCAAACGCTGGAAGAGCGTTAGTTTTTACTAACTCAAGTACCGTATCTGTTACAGTTCCTGTAGAAAGTTCTGTAAACTTTGATATCGGTCAAACAATTATTCTTTTACAAAAAGGAACTGGACAGGTGCAGGTAGAAGGCGCTGTAGGAGTTACGCTTTTATCTTCTGGTTCAAAAACAAAAATAGATGCTCAATATGGAGAAGCAAGACTAATAAAGATTGCTTCAAATGAATGGTTACTATCTGGCGACTTGTCGGTTTAAGAGGACGTAAATGGCTAAATATGGTCGGTTTACCTATGGAACAGATACCTACGGTCTAAAACCAAAACTTGCTTATTCAGTAAATCCAATGACCTTAACGGTCTTAGATTTTCATAAAACATATGTTACGTGGCAACCGCCTACGGGTGAATTTACACGAATTAGACTTGTACGAAATCAAGCAGGATATCCCGAGCATGCTGAAGATGGAGTAATTCTTTGGGAAGAGACTGCGACAGAGGGAAATGTTTCTAGAGACGACTTCATAGATTCTGAAGATGCTGTTGGAGTTCCTGCCTTAGAAAGTGGCAGACAAGTATTCTATAGGGTCTTTCTCTTAATTGACGCTGGCTATTGGGTTTCTGCAGGTCAAATCTCAGATTTAATCCCTACAAACCACAATATGCAAGAACGAATGATGAACACTCTTCCAAGAGTTTTTACAAGCAGTATTCAAAGTCCTCTTGGAATTGTTGATGAAACTTCTGCACTATTCTCTTTTATGGACGGCCTGTCCTTTACATATGAGCAACTGCTAACTCAAACAGATTTAGCAAGACCTAACCATGCTGTTGATAGAACTCCAGCATCCTTAGTTCCTTTAGAATCTTTTAACGTAGGGCTTGATTATGAACCAAACATTCCTTTGCGTAGTCAAAAGAGGCTAGTGCGTGAAGCGCTGTACATGTATAGCCGCAAGGGATTAAAAAGCGGGATTGACACATACGTAGAGGCTTTGACTGGGTATGCGCCGACAACAACTGTGTCAACAAACTTACTTCTAACTGCTCAAGACTCAACTTTCTATGACTCTACTGGAAATTGGCAAACAACAAACTGCACCATAGATGCTGTAACAACTCAAGTGCCTCCTACATCTGAAAAAGTTATTGATGAAACGTACACCTGTGAAATTATCGCTGCTAGTAGTTCCTCTCAAATAAACTTAGGTGCTGATGCGCCAATCACTAAGGGCGTTCCTGTAGAGGAAGAGGCTGAGTACACTTTTGGATTTCAAGGAAAATCTCCAACAAGTGCTGGAAACATAACTATGTCTGTGCGTTGGTACGACAAAGACGGTGCTTTTTTAAGCGCATCTACAGCAACAGCACTTGCAGCAAATAACACTTGGCAGAGCAAGTGGACCACCATAACTAGCCCAACAGATACGGTTTATGCCAGTTTACGTTTTGCATTTAGTGCTGCTGGAACTTACTATGTAGACCAAGTAGATTTGCATGCTGGAGATGTCCAATCATTCGATGAAGCAAGAGCAATTAACATTTTGTTAAATCCAAATAAAAGTAACTACATAAAGAACCCTTCATTTGAAGGGACTACTAATGAGTGGACAATTACAGCAGACGCGTTTACTTTAGACTCGAATGTTCCTCTAGATATCCTTGCAAGTGATGAGTCTCTACAAGTAGACATCTCCTCTGGAGCAACGATAGAGACCACCACTGATACAGTTCCTGTTGCTGAAAAGTACTTCACACTATCGTTCTACGCAGTAGCGTCTGCACCTGTTGACGCTACAGTAACCTTGACACCCAGAGATAACGCTGTAGATATTACTGAAGCAGAAATATCTGGCTCAATTAGCCTCTCAACATCTTGGCAAAGATACTCAGTTACTACATACGTAGACTCTTCTCAAGTGTTGACAGAGTTAGACTTTGCATTAAACGTTGAAGTTGACCCTTTATCAGGAGAGACAGCCAATGTTGACTCTTTCCAGTTAGAGGCTAGTTTTACTGCTACTGACCCCTTTGATGGAAATCTATCTTCTCAATTTGGCGTTGTTTGGGAAGGTACAGCAAACGAGTCTGCGTCACACATGTACTACGGAAAAGCCTTAAAGGTACCTAGACTTTCTCAGACACTTATAGACTGGGTTCCGCCAAACTCTTTCTGGCGCATAGTGACCTATAGCGGAGTTGAATACACCAATCTGTCCATATAGGATGCTCCTATGACAGACCTCCTCATTGCAGTAGTGCTTACAGGCTTTGCCGTAACCTACGTTCTAGAACTTCTCGACATAACCCTTCTTGGGACATGGATTGGTAAGTCCAGTATAAACATTTTCTTTGCTCCACCATTAAGTTTTGGAGCCATGTACGTCTTGTATGGGCTGCATCTCAACTTGGTGATTTTGGTCCCAGCCGCTACCTTTGTCTCCTTGGTACTAACCAAGTACTTAAACAAACCGATGACGGTTCAACAGAGGTTGACACGTTTGTAGGAGGGGCCATGAAAAAGATTATTGTTTTGCCGTATAAAGATGGCGACGTAAAAGACGGATTACGACGTCTCATAAACTTAAACCCAGATGCTCTAGTTGTGTTTCCAGTAATGAACTTGCCATTGTTTAACGCCTCAATTGAAGAAGTGTTAAATGAGACGGGGGTTAAGTTTCATTTATTTTTTACAGACGGTGATAAACAGATAGATACGCTTGTAGTTCGTGCGCAAGACATAACTATGTGTAACAACCCTAGAAAAGAAATAACAAGAGAAATAACCGCCGAGGATATTCTTGCAATGGTTTGGGAAGACACTACTGAGGCGCATCTACTTCTTCATGCAGTTGAGGACCTAGCATTGGAGACCTGGAATATTGAAGACGGACTGGAACTTATCGAGGTCGAGTTTGACGACGAGGAGTCTGACCTGCTGTATGAAGAGATGCAGGAAGCCTTATCTAACTTTATCGAATCCTTTGCTAACTACATCACCAGCGGTGTTCTAGACACCCTCTCAAAAGCCGTAGAAGACCGCTTGAGAGAAGATATGGGCAAAAAAGACATCGACCCATTTGGCGAGTAGAGTTCGCCCGTGAAAATCCCTCAGGAGGCGTTTACCGCCCAATTAACCGACTATCAGTTCCGACTGTTGGTCGTACTATGCCGTTTTTCGGGCTCCAGAGGCCGTTTTAAGGCCTCAATAGAGGCTTTGGGTAGAGAGACTGACAAGAAGTCCGATAAGACCGTTAGAAGGGCTCTTAAGGAACTTGAGAAGCAGGGCCTCATTAAGACCTCTCCGACTCGACGTGCCAACGGATTCAACAGCCTACTCATGATTGAGATACAGGACTCAAATTACCGCGCTGAAGAGGACTCAAATTACCGCACCTCACATGACTACGTGACTAATAGTCCACGTAGCCAATCTACTAATAAGCCATTAGTACCTAATAGCCAAAATAGTAATCAATTAAAAGAACTTAGAAACACCGAAGGTGTTTCACTAAAGGAAGTGAAGGTTCCTATGAAAAACTATGACGATGGCGACGACTTGGCAGGCTTTGGACTCATTGAACCAAAAGATGCACCAACGCAGAAAATCTCTAAACGCGACCCGAAAACACGCGGCAAGCGTCCAGAGCATGAGTGGACCCCAATGGATGTCGCTGCAGAGTTTTCTTTTCGGGTTGGGCGCAAGTATCCCCTCCTCCCAGGAACCGTCAATGTCAGAGCGCTGTCAGGAGCACTGTCAAAGTTTAGAAAACAATACGGAACAACCGCTCTCATAGAACTTGAGTTGCTTCGTCTGTTTATGGTTGATGAACGTAACTTTAAGCAGATTGGTGACGAGGCTCCAAGCCTTTATAAACTTTACTTAGCGTCATTTGGCAAGAAGATGAACCAAGCCAGAGAGAGTTTAGGACTTGGTCGAGTTGCACAAGAGAAAACGCCAACTGTTAAGATGGCAACTCTAACCGCAAGTGATGGACGAGAGTTTCAAAACTCTATGTCTGGAAGAGCGCAGTTAGAGCGCTATGAAAAGAAGATACAGGGGGAATCTAATAGTGTATGACGTCAATCAACTTTCATCTTTAAAAAAGCATTGGTTATTACGTACTTCAAATATTCCGCGTCGTTTTCTTGGTCTTGAAATTGCGGATTTAGTTGAGCGTTCAGGAGAGGTTCCTCTTGAGTATGACCAGTGGATTGGTGACGTCGCTAACGGCCTTGTTATAAAGCAAGTGGGAAACATCGGCACAACTGGCGTAGGAATGCTGTTTGATGGTGGCCCTGGCATTGGTAAGACAACTCATGCAGTTGTGGCTGCTATGGAGGTTATTAGACGACTTCCAGATGATGATGATGAGTCTCGTAAAATTTTGGGTATGAGTGCAACTGATTACGGATTAAATGCTCGTCCTATCTACTACATGACTTACCCTGAGTTTTTGTCAAAGAAGAAGTCGACATTTGACGCGGACCCAGAAGACAAGAAGCAGATGGTTTACGAACTAGATGGGCTTCATGGGCGTTCAAAGTTTGACTTTTTGAACGTACGAATACTCGTCATAGATGACTTAGGAAAAGAGTATGGTTCAAAGTACGACGATGCGTCCTTTGATGAGATACTTCGTGCAAGGTATGACAAGGCGTTGCCCACTATTGTGACAACGAACGTTATGCTGGAAAACTGGAATGACAAGTACAGTGAAGCGATGGGCAGTTTTGCTCAAGAAGCATTCGTACGTGTTCCAATTTTTGGTTCTGATTTGAGGGGTGCACAGTGAAAGGCGGCAGCGTGAAGGCTTCGTGGAGAACAGTACAACTGTTCATCTCTGCGCAGGCTGCTGGAATTTTCGAAGTCGAACTCGACACTGACAGTAAAAAACTTCGATGCAATTGTCCAAAGTGGAAGAAGACGTTTAATTGCAAGCATGTTCGCTTTGTTGATGACCGTATGTACATGAACGATGGGCACTACTCCATTCTTGTGCCCGAAGAGATTCCTGAGGAACTTGCGCTAGACGCAAGCGATACTGCGGAGAAGTTTCGTGAGTTTGTTTTAAAGTACGCTAAGATAGAAGTACTATGAAAAACGGAGACATATCAAATGTCTCCTCTCCACAAGTTATTGCTACTACTGATGTAGTAATTAAATTAGTTGAAGAAGAGACACGTCGGCTACTAGGTAAGAAGATTACCTATAAACTTGGCGAAGTCGATTTGCTTGGAGCCAACAGATTGTGGATACTTGCTAACAACTACGGCATTTCCTTAGAACTTGCTGGTTTTGAGACAGAAGGTTGGACAGAAGAACTTCTTGAAAAATCTTTTGAAAAGTTAGAGCGTCGTGTAGTTAACCCGTTTAACTACTGGCAGTTGTACGAGAGTGTAGATGAGTTAGTCGCAACACTTCCGTATCGACCAAATTTGAAGGGCGTTATCGACAAGCCCGACCGAGTTGCGCGATATGGTTCAGCAGGAGTAGAACTAGCCAATCTTTAGAGCCTTGAGGGGGCGATATGGCAGCAGATAACGAACACCGTCTGGTCAGTAAAGTAATTCGTGACCGTGACATCGTCCCTGCCCTTTCACGAGGTGTTCAAGACGGATGGTTTTTAGACGAAGACAATCGCAAGGTATGGAGTTTTGTTCGCAAGCACTACAGCGAATATCGTGAAGTTCCAACTGGCGTAACAGTCAAAGACCATTACCCAAATTACAAGATTCTTGATGTAGAAGACTCCGTTGAGTATCTACTAGACACGATGGTCGACTTCCGCCGTCGACTACTTACTCGTCAAGGTTTAGAGAACGCGGTCGAGTTACTGCAAGACAACAATCATGATGCTGCTCTTCTTGCTATGGAGCAGGCGATTGCAAAAGTTAATGAACAGGGCGTACTTGGCACTCATGAAGTTGACTTGTCAAAGAACACTGAAGAACGCTACGCAGAATACAAAGCGTTACAAGATAAAAAGTTTTTAGGAATACCAACAGGGTTTGAAAAGATTGATGAAGCAACAGCGGGACTGCAAGGCGGACAATTAATCACGGTCATTGCTCCACCAAAGACTGGTAAGTCTCAGATTGCTCTTCAGGTTGCAATAAACATTCACACATTGGGATACACCCCTATGTTCCAATCCTTTGAGATGAACAATCACGAGCAACAGCAGCGTCACGATGCGATGCGTTCCCACATATCTCATGGCCGTCTGCGTCGTGGAAAATTATTGCCAGCAGAAGAATCTCGTTACATCGATACTTTAAACGCCATGGAGAAGGAGCACTCATTCCATTTGGTAGATGCCGTTAACGGTATTACTGTGTCTGCTTTATCAGCAAAGATTGAGCAGTGCAGTCCTGACATTGTGTTTGTAGACGGTGTCTACTTGATGCTTGATGAGATTACTGGTGAAATGAACACACCTCAAGCAATCACTAACATAACACGTGCACTAAAGAGGCTGGCTCAGAAGATAAATAAGCCAGTAGTTATTACTACTCAAACTCTTCTATGGAAGATGCGTGCTGGAAAGGTGACTGCAGACTCAATTGGTTACTCGTCTTCCTTCTTCCAAGACTCAGATGTAATCCTTGGCCTTGAGCCAGTAGAAGAGGATGAAGAGATTAGGCTTTTAAAGATTGTTCAATCACGTAACTGTCCTCCAAGTGAGACTGCGATTACTTGGCGTTGGGAGACTGGGTGCTTTCATGATGAGTCCTTCATGACTAAGTGCGCATACTGCATGAATTGGAGCAAGTGATGGATGTAGAGAAGGTTCTCCTATCACTTGATTTACCTCTTGCAGCGCAACGTGGTGATGAGGTTAACGGCCTTTGTCCTATGCACAAGAAGCGCACAGGAAAAGAAGACCACCACCCATCATGGTGGATAAACATTATGACTGGTGCACACATTTGTTTTTCTTGCGGTTACAAGGGAAACTTATACACGCTTGTTCGTGATTTGCGCGGCATTGATTACCACGACGCAAAAGAGTTTATTGATGGTCAAGAAGAATTTCCCATAGATGCTTTATTACGCCGTATTAAAGACTTGCCACAATATGTACAGCCAGAAGCAGAGCCAATCGGCATGTCAGAGGCTCGTTTGGCCGTCTACTCAGAGCCTCCCGCATTAGAGTTAAAGAAAAGATTTTTAACTGCAGAAGCAGCAAAACATCACGGAGTATTTTGGGATGTAAACAACTCAGCATGGATTCTTCCTATCCGTAATCCTGATACACACGAGTTAATGGGATGGCAAGAGAAGGGTGCTTCGGGCCGCTTCTTTCGCAATCAACCAACGGGAGTTAAAAAGTCAAAAACAGTATTTGGTGTCGAGGTAATGGCAACCGACATTCTTGTGGTTGTTGAATCTCCATTAGATGTTGTACGTCTTCGTTGTGCTGGTGTTGAGGGTGCTGTATCTACTTTTGGCGCAATAGTTAGCGAAGACCAAGCAAAGATTATGCGAAGAGCGGACAAAGTAATTGCTGCTTTTGATAAAGATGAGGCGGGGTTGAAGGCTGCAGAATCAATGCGTCCTTATGCTCGAAAGTATGGTTTGAACTTGTTCTTTTTTGATTACAAGGGCATTGATGTAAAAGACCCAGGTGACATGACTATTAATGAGATTCATCAGGGTATTGAGAACGCCAAGTCTTACGTATTAGGCAAAGAGGCATTCTTTGTTTAACGGAACCTTAAAACCTTATCAGGTAGAAGCAGTCAGTCGTATGGTTGGCGAGAAAAGGATGTTAGTTGCTTATGAGATGGGTCTTGGTAAAACCTGCATGACGATTGCAGCACTTGAACAACTATCGCCTAAAAAGGTTCTTGTGGTTGCTTTATCGAGTCTTAAGTATCAGTGGGAAAAAGAAATAAAGAAGTTTTCTGATTCTACAGTTCAGGTCATTGATGGTAATAAGAAGACTAGAGAGGCTCAATACTCCTCCAATGCTAGGTATTTAATCACTAATTACGAGTCCATCGTTAATGACTGGGATATAGTAAAAAACCTATATTTGGACGCAATCGTCTGCGACGAAGCCACGGCTATAAAGGGATTTAAGTCTAAGCGCTCCAAAAAGGTCAAGGAACTATCTCGTAGCGTTTCTATTAAGTTTGCTCTAACAGGAACACCTATCGAAAATGGTAGGCCAGAAGAGTTGTATAGCATTATGCAGTTTGTTAATCCAACTCTTCTTGGTCGTTTTGATTTATTTGACCAAACCTTTATTGTTCGCAATCACTTCGGTGGAGTGCAGCGTTACCGTAATCTTCCTATTTTTCACGAAAAGATGAAGGCTTGTTCTGTAAGGAAGGTACAGACAGACCCTGATGTAGCCCCTCACCTTCCTAGCGTTATTAACCGTGACCCTCTGCTTGTTCCTTTTGATTCGACTGGTCGCAAGTTGTATCACTTCATTGCAGAAGAACTAATGAATGAACTAGTAGAAGCAAAGCAATTGTTGGGTGCAAGTTTTTCCATCGCTGCACATTATGGGGAGGGGTATAAGCCTGGTAGTCCTGCAGACTTAATGCGTGGGTCGATAATGTCAAAGATAACCGCTCTGCGAATGGTCTGTGACAGTCCATTGCTTCTTGCAGGTAGTGAGTCTCAATATGCTCAGTATTTAGTAGCGGAAGGTCATGTAAAACTTCAAGGCGCTAAATCTCCCAAATTAGACGTTCTTGTAGACTACGCCAAAGAACATCTAGAGACCGACCCAGATGCAAAGATAGTCGTATTCACTTCTTACCTTGATGCCGTCGCTTTAATCTTTGACAAACTTGGAGGAACAATTTATACAGGAGAAATGAATTCCAAAGAAAAAGAAAGGAGCAAAGAAAAGTTTTTAACTGACCCAGAATGTAGGGTCTTTATTTCATCAGATGCTGGGGGCTATGGAGTAGACCTGCCTAATGCAAACCTTTTAATTAACTATGACCTGCCATGGAATGCTGGTCTGGCGGTTCAAAGAAATGGGCGTATAAAGCGTACGTCAAGCCGTTGGCCTACTATCACCATTCAGGATATACTGATGAAAAACTCAATAGAAGAACGCCAACATGAGATGCTCCAGCAGAAGGGCGCTGTGGCTAACGCCGTACTTGACGGTGCGGGAATCAACTCTCGTGGTGGTGTAGACTTAACAGTAGGAAGTCTTTTGAACTTCCTTATGAAATCGTAGGAGGGGTAATGGCACGCGTAGCAAACCAAGAGCCAAGAGGTGTTGACAAAGACGACACCCTTTCACAGGCACAGCAGTACATTTTTTATAAAAAACAAGTTGAGTACTTTCAACAACAGATGAAAGATTTACGTGAAGACCTCTTCTCCGTAATTGATGACAGCGGTGAAAAGGATGACAAAGGAAACATCATCTTTGAATTGCCAAAAGAAATTGAAGGCTTTACTTCTATGACAAAGCAGCGTCGAGTTACTAGAAAGATTGATGAAGATGTTGCGTTTGAAATTATTGATGAACGCGGTTTACGCGATAAGTTGATAAAGACTGTAGAAGTAATTGATGAGGATGCACTGATGGCATCCCTTTACAGCGATGAACTTACTGAAGAAGAAGTTGACGAAATGTATCCGCAAACTGTTGTGTGGGCATTGGTGATGAACAAACGATGAATTCCTATACATTTGATTGCGGTGGATGCACTACGACTACTCTAACAATCACAACTGATATTGATTTGTCTTCAAAAAAAGAACGGCCAATCTGTCCATGTGGCTCTATTGTCCCAATGTTTTTACGTAAGGAATAACATGCCAGGATTAAGAGGAGAAGACGAGATTTATGAGGCCTTTAAAGACCTCGAATACATTCCTGGTTCAAAGAAGAAGCGTCGTGAACCAGACCCAAAAGTTTCTCGCCGTAAAAGCGGTGAGACTAATGGTTGGGATGAAAACCCAATCGTTAAAACATTAGGAGGCAAAGAAACAGAAGTCTTTACAATCGGTGCACTAGCACAAGCATTGGAAAAGACAATCGTCACTGTTCGTTTATGGGAACGCAAAGGATATATCCCACGTGCCCCGTATCGACTTAGGTCTAAGACTTTAAAAGGTCAAAAGACTGGAGGAAATCGGGTTTATACCCGCAATCTCATAGAGTCTGCAGTTGATGAGTTTTCTAAGCGAAACCTACTTGGCTCTGCTCGTGTAGAGTGGAGCCAACACGAAGACCTTACAGAGGCTTTATTAAAGCGCTGGAAGGAAATCACATCCACCGAGAGCCAATAGGCCTCATTACCTAGAAAGAAACAAATGCCAATTACAAAACCAGCAGTAAACGCTGATTCTTACTTAGATGAAGACAGCGAAACAGCAACACCTAAGGTTGGAACAACTGTGCAACAAGGCTGGGATGCCGTTGATGCACTTCTCAACACAGAGAACTCTGAATATCCAACCGACTTCCGTTTCTCTGAGGAACCACAACTTGTTAAGTTCCTAGAGGATTCACCATTTGCAACTTACGAACAGCACTGGATTGAGCGACCTAAGGGTAAGAAGTCCTTTGTATGTATGGGTGACGAGTGCCCGTTGTGCGAGATTCTTGGGGACAAGCCTCGTGGTAAGTTTGCATTTAACGTACTCGTACTCGCTGGAGAGACAGAGGGACTACAAATCCTTACTGCTCCTCCATCACTGGCTCGTCAGATTAAGAAAGCACATGACGATGAGCGCAAAGGGCCTCTTTCAAAAGAGTTCTGGGAGATTTCTCGACTAGGCACTGGCCCAACGACGCAGTACACCCTCAACTTCGTCCGTGGTCGTGACCTTGCCGAGGAGTGGAAACTTAACCCTGATACGGTTAATGAGTTAGTAGCATCCGCTGAACCTTATACAGCAGAAGTAATTCGAGAGACCCCTCGCTCTGAACTACTAGAGGTTGCTCGCTCAGTCGCTTAAGACGTTCCACAAGTAAGGGAGCCTGTTACTTAGGTTTCAGGCTCTCTTACTCTAACTAGAGGGATTATATGAACATTATTACAACCAAAAAACAATTAGACGACTTAGTTTCACACTATGAGCGCGTAGACGCTTTTGCATTTGACGTGGAAACAGTTGGAGAAAATCGAGTCCAACCCGTTGTTAACGACGTGCTGTGGATTTCTCTTGCAACAGAAGACAGGGTAGATGTAATACCGATGGGTCACCCTAATGGTGAGTTTTTGCATTGGGATAAAGAGTTGTTACTCAGTGGTCAACGTAAATTAGCCGCTGGTAAAGAGTTGAAGGACACAGACTACTCAAAAAACCAAACTAAGTGGACCCCAGTATTCGGTCCTGCTCCTGACCAGTTGTTGCCAGGTGATGTTTTCAAAGCACTTAAGCCTTTGTTTTTTAGTGACAAGTTAAAGATTGGTCACAATGTAAAGTTTGATTTAAAGTCTATTGCAAAGTATTACCGTGGCGTTGTACCCTCTAAACCATTCTTTGACACAATGATGGCTGGCTTTATTGTTAACAACCGAAACCGTGGTTACTTAGGGCTTGCTGACTGCGCAAAGAGAGAACTTGGAATTATTGTTGAAAAAGGTGTTGGCGCACAAGTAGAGGTTCACTCTTTTAGTGATGTAGCAAACTATTCAGGACTCGATGCTGATGCTACCTACAAACTCTACAAAGTTATGGCTCCTAAACTTGAGGGGGATTTGAGCCGAGTTTGGAACCTTGAAATGGACGTAATTGCTTCTTTATGCGATATGGAACTTGCTGGAGCAACTATCGATGTTGTAGAACTTACTAAGTTGAAGCATCGCCTTGAAAAAGACATAGACGTTGCTAAGGCCAAGGCTTGGAAGTTAGTAGGTACTCCATTTTCCATGAACTCTGTGCAGGAAAAGCAGAAGTTGTTGTTTTCTTCAAAAGAAGATGGCGGAAGAGGGATAAGGCCAAACCTCCGTATTAAAGTAGCGTTAACTACAAAAGGACAAGAGGTGGCTGCTACTGCTCCTCAAAACTTAGGAATCCAGCACTACTCTGTTTCATCTGATGCGTTGGAGTTCTACCGCAATAAAGACGAGTTGGTTGATGCAATTCTTGAGTACCAAGATTTAAATAAATTAATGACAACTTATGTAATGCCCTACTTAGGTGGCGAGATTACCCACACAGTAATGGGAAAGACAAAGATTGTAGAGAAGAAGTCACTTTTAATAAATCAAAAAGTGCACACAAATTTTAAATCGCATGGAGCAGAGACAGGTCGTTTCTCTAGCAGTGACCCAAATCTTCAGAACATCCCTAGTGGCGGAGAGTACGGGAAACTAATTCGAGATTTGTTTATCGCTCCACCTGGTCACAAATTGATTGTTGCTGACTACAGCCAGATTGAGCCTCGTATTATTGCAGCCTTTTCAGGTGACCCAATTATGGTTAAAAATTATGTAGATGGCGGGGACATATACACGACTATTGGTGACACGATGGGAGTAGACCGTAAGGCTGGAAAAGTTCTTGTTCTATCTATCGCTTATGGTGTTGGACCCGAGAAGATTGCTCAAAGCATTGGGTGTACTGTAAAAGATGCAAGAGACCTGTTAGACCGATTCAGTAAGCAGTTCAACGACATTGCAAAATATCGAGCACGAGTTATCCGTATGGCTTCCGCTCAGGCACCGACTCCGTTTGTATCTACCCTATTTGGACGACGTCGTTATATACCTGACTTAAAGAGCAGAGACCAGGGATTAAGGTCCAGAGCAGAACGTCAAGCGTTTAACACGGTAATTCAAGGGTCTGCAGCAGACATCATGAAACTGGCAATTGTAAGGGCACACTCTTGTTTTGTAGATGAGCCAGCAGCCAACGTCGTTTTGACTGTACACGACGAATTGGTTACTGTTGCTCGTGAAGATTTAGCAGAAGAGACCGCCGAAGCAATTCGTGTGTCGATGGAAGGTATTCACCTACCAGAGATTACATTTCCTCTTATTGCAGACGTAAAAATAGTAAACAAGTGGGGAGAGGCTAAATAGTGTTTAAAAAACAAGTAACTCCTTTAATAGAGGTTGTATCTACACTTGAAGGATTAGAGTTGGTTGAAGAAGTATTGCCAAAACCAGCAAACAAATTTATTCCAGAGTGGTGGAAGACCACTTCTTTAATAGAAACCGTAGTAACTAGTAAAGAGGTGACTGTAGGAAACGTAAAAAATTGTCCTTCATTTCCCGACTATTTTTCCGCAGGAATAGTCATTCCTATGTGGGCAGATAGTATTTTAAAATATGACAGAAATACAGAACAATATTCTTGGAGAACTTCTCATGAAAAATTTCGTTGGAGTAGTCACTCTAACCAACAGTTTTTATCCCACGTTCCTTTTAAACACTTAAATCAAAATGGCAATTTTATTTTTAAGTCAGACTGCCCATGGTATATTATAACCCCTCCTGGTTATTCAGTGCTTCAATTACCCTTGTTTTATCACTACACGAATGAGTTTACGGTGTTACCTGGAATTATAGATACTGATACACACCATGTTGTAAACCAACAAGTGTTGTTAACCTCAGAAAAAGACGAAATTTTTATTAAAAGAGGAACTCCTCTTGTTCAATATGTGCCATTTAAAAGAGAGCCTTTAAACTTAGAGGTTCGTTACCAAACAGAACAAGACAAAAAAAGATTTGAAAATTTTAGAATGCCTTTTTTTACTCAATTTTCTGGAAGTAAGCAGTATATTTCAAAAAGAAAAAAAGTTGAAAGGGATGGAAGATGAGTAATGCAAACTGGTGGGCAGATAAACTAGGACAACAAACACCCCCACAACAATCGCGTCCAACAAACATGCCTATGCCACCGTCTCAACAGCCTATGACTCAGTATGTTCCTTCACAGCCTTCTGCTCCTTTATCAAAGGCACAGAGTGCTGCACAGACACAGTCTTGTCCAAATTGTTCTTCTAACAACTACATGAGTGTTGCTGGCGCAAAGTTACGTTGCTATGACTGCGGGTATCCTCTTGAGCAATCTGGTAGTCGATACGGTTCTTTAACTGGAGCAAAAGTAGAGGGGACAACAAAGTCAGCCCGAGGAAACGATGTAACAAATAACTTTAACCCACAACAGATAGTTGGAAGGATTGATGGATGATAACTGATGAGGCAAAAAAGATTGTCGCACAACTTAATAAAAAGTTTGGTGATGGCGTTGTTGTGTTTGCTAATGATATTCGTTCTGACCTTGTTCCTAGGTTTACCAGCGGTTCTACAACTCTCGACTATGTCTTGGGCGGTGGATTTCCTGGAAATCAATGGAATGAATTAATTGGCGAACCGTCTCATGGAAAGACAGCAGTAGCCTTAAAAACTATCGCTGCTAATCAAGAGAAAGACCCAAACTTCACAACTGTTTGGGTTGCAGCAGAAGCATGGGTACCTGAATATGCTGAAATGTGTGGTGTCGATACCAGCAGAGTTATTGTCGTTGAGACTAGCGTTATGGAAGAAGCCTATGATGCAGTCATTGCTTTTGCTGAGTCTAAGTCTGTAGACGCAATTGTTATCGACTCTCTTCCAGCCTTATCACCTTCTCCTGAGTTAGAAAAGAATATGGACGAAGCAACTGTAGGAAGAGGAGCACTACTAACTAACAAGTTCTTTAGAGTTGTCGGTACTGCAATGAAAAGAAGCCTTGTTGAAGCAGAACGCCCAGTATTGGGTATTGTCATCAATCAGTACCGCATGAAGATTGGTGTAATGCACGGAGACCCTCGCACCACTCCTGGAGGTGAGGGAAAGAATTATGCATTTTTTACTCGGTGTGAAATCCGTCGAGATGAATGGATTGAACTTGGTTCAGGTAACAATAAGGTCCGAATTGGTCAACGAATCAAGGTTAGGACTCTTAAGAATAAAACGGCTCCCCCACAAAGAGTTGCATATTTTGACTTTTACTTTACAAATGGTGGCGCTTGCCTTCCTGGAGAGTATGACTTTGCTAAAGAAATCGCTGCTCTTGCAGTCGTCAAAGGGGTTATAGAGCGTAAGGGTGGATGGTATTACTACGGTGAAAGAAAATGGCAAGGCACTGAGTCTGTCATTGACAGTCTTCGCAGTGAATTGGATTTAAAAGAAGAGTTAGAAAAACTTGTTCTTGAATCTACAGACGCGATATCAGTAGGTTCCGATGACTGAGAAGGAGTTTTTTGTAAATGACCCAGAATGGGCAGAAGAGTTAGAACGAGGGGTAGAGACCTACACCGACATGTTATTCGAAGCCGTTTATTCTGAAGGAGCAGATGAAGAGGTCACTGAAACATTATCGGGAGAACCTTTTTGTGGCTGTAACAGGTGTTTTTGGAGAGAGACCTTGTTCTATATAGTTCCTAAGTTGCTTCACGGTTACGAGGAAGGCAAAATAGAACTTGAGGAGTAAAGGGCAAAAAGAGTCCCTGAAGCATGAGAAACGTCTTGCCAAAACCATTGGTGGAACACGTAATGCGGCGTCGGGTGCTCTTTGGGCAAGAAAGGGCGATGTGCGTTCAGACGACCTGCTGATTGAGCACAAGTGGACTGGAAAAAAACAATTCACTGTAAAGTCCGATGTTTTAAAAAAGAACGTTAGAGAGGCAATCCTTGAAGGAAGAATGCCAGTTTTAGGCATTCATCTCGATGGGGAAGATTACGTCATTCTTCTTGAGAATGATTTCCTAGAGATGCGAGACAAGACAAAGGATGCCTAACATATGGAAGAACCAGAGTACGCCTGGAGATATCAGGCTAAATGCTCAGGAGAAGATACTGACCTCTTTTATCCACCACGAGATAAGGAGCAGTACAAAGTCATTGCTGAAAAAGCAAAGGCTTTTTGTTTTGGTGAGAACGGAAAAACTCACTGTCCAGTTAAAAACGCATGTTTATGGGACGCAGTCTCTAGAGACGAGCCTCATGGAATTTGGGGAGGACTCTCTCATCGAGAAAGGAACGCTTTAGTACGAAAGTGGCAAAAAAAATACAAAAAGAAAATGACCTTAGAAGAGTTTATATTTAGTAAGGATGTGTAATGCCAGTTCAAGCGTCGAAAGACCTAAAGAAGTTCTTGGATGCCAAAAAGACTGAAACACGTCTTATAGGTGATGTAGAGAGACACCTTTTGCGTAGCCCAGAGTCAGACCGAAGAACAGATGTTTTACACCCATCTGAAATTATCAAGTCTGATTGGTGTCATAGGTATTCTTTTTACCTATTAAAAGGCGGTAAAAAGAAGCCAGACAAACCGTCTCTTAGACTACAGAACATCTTTGACGAAGGGCACGCCATCCATGAAAAATGGCAAAACCGTTTTTATGAAATGGGTAACTTGTATGGAAAGTTTAATTGTGTTTATTGCAAAGGTATTACTTTTGGACTGTCACCTAAAGAGTGTGAGCATTGCGGATGTGATGTTTTAGAGTACGGTGAAGTAAGTCTTAGAGAAGACTCATTACGTATTTCTGGTCATACAGATGGTTGGATTAAGAACCTTGGTGAAGATTGTTTGATAGAAATAAAGTCTATTGGAGCAGGAACTCTGAGGTTTGAGGCTCCAGACCTTTTGTACGATGCTGATGGTGATGTTACAAGGGCTTGGAAGAATATTCGTAGACCATTTCGCAGTCACCTATTGCAGGGTCAAATGTACTTAGAACTGGCTAGTCGTATGTATGGAGATGAAGCGCCTAAAGAAATTGTGTTTCTTTATGAGTTGAAAGCAGACCAGGACTACAAAGAGTTCACAGTAAAGGCTGATTTTGAAATTGTTGAAAGAATTTTTAACGCTGCTAAAAAAGTAATTGATGCAGTAGATGCTGATGTTATACCTAAATGCAACGTATCTAGAGATGGGTGTAAACAATGCGACTTAATTCCGTAAATACTTGGGACCCTTTATTAGAAAAGGCTGTTGAAGTACCAAAACCCACCTATGAGTTAACTCCTCTACCGCCAGACATTACTTCTCTTAGTAGTGAGCAGTTGGCTGAGTTGTTTACTGTGTTAACTGGTTGGGCCGATTACATAGCCTCTCAGTTAGCGGAATCGCAGTTACAGGAAAGAGGGGCTCAACGAGCCTTAGACCTAAAGACTAATCGTCTAATGGTAGAGAAAATGGGTTCTGCAACAAAAGGCGATAAAGTAACTTTGATTAGAGCACAGATTGCAGTTGATTCTGAAGTTTTAGAACTTGAAGATAAGTTCGAAGAGAAGTATGCTCGTCGCAAGATTCTAGAAATGATGCTTAATAACCAAGAACGAGACATCACTTTAGTTTCAAGAGAGATAACTCGTAGAACGGCTGGAGGGCCAAGGAGGGAATACGTATGAAAAAGTTATTGGTTGTAGTTTTACTATTGGTTGGGGGTTTATATCCAGCCAACGCACAATCGCCTACTGTTGCAATTATTGATGTTGGGTTTAATGCATCTTTGTTTCCAAACAATGTAGTTCACGAAGTTTGTATTGTTTCTAACGCAGCCTGTCCTAACGGAACACGTTTTCAAGAAGGCACTGGAGCAGCGTCGGTTGCAGCCAATTCACTTCCAGCCTTTGCTCATGGGACAACCATGCTTTCAATTCTTACAGGAGTAAATCCTAATGCAAAAGTTGTGTTAATTCGAGTTCTTGGATTGAGCACTAATGGTAGAGCAGGTGCTTACACCATTGACGATATTACCAAGGCTCTTGAATGGGTTGTAGCAAATGCTTCTAAACACAATATTAAAGCCGTTAGCATCTCTCAAGGAAAAGTAAACGCTCCATGTAGAGCAACATCCGAATTAACTGGAACAATTTCTTCCTTGAAACAACAAGAGGTAGCAGTAATTGCTTCCACTGGTAATGAAAAGAACAGAGCCAATATCGCTGTTCCTGCTTGTATTGCTGATGTAGTCTCTGTTGGAGCAACCGATAATCCTGCATTACGAGGTGGCGAGGCTTGGAATAAAGACGCAACTCCAACTATTGCTTTGTACAGCAATGGCCACACATCTACTGACTTCTACACTAATGGTCGTTTCTTTCATACTGCAATGAATGGCACAAAACAATTTGCTGTAGGCACGTCCAATTCCACTGCTGCTTTTGCTGGGTGGTGGATGAAGAACTTGAAGTCAACAATTAATGAGACATACGCAAGCATCGCAACAACAACTGCATCTAACCAATGGCTAACAGGAAGGTATGTACTAATTCCATGAGTGAACCAATTTTGCCTGAAGCACACCAGTTAATAAACAATGACAGAAATGAGTCTTACGACCATCCCCTTGATAACTTTAATCGAATCAAAAAGGGATGGGAAGTAATCTTTAATATAGAACTTACAGAAGAACAGGTCGGTCTTGCTATGACTTGGGTAAAGATTGCAAGAGAAGCCTACAAACATAAGAGGGATAACTTGGTAGACGGCGCTGGTTATCTAGGAACTGTTGACATGGTAATTACCGAAAGAGAGCGCCGTGCCGACCAAATCATTTGACGGTAATCTTGAAGATGGTAACTCGGTAACAATAGGCATTGACCAATCTCTTACTGGATTTGCCTTCACTGCTTTGCAAATTAATCAACCGTCTAAGTATCACACTTGGGTATACAAATCACCTTACTTTGGTGTTGAGCGTCTAGTAGACATTCGTCAATTTTTGTTTGACCATCTTGACTACATTTCTGAAACTCATGCCATACAGAAAATTGCGATGGAAGGCACTGTGCTTGCTAGTCATTCCGCATTAGTACTGGGTGAACTATCTGCTCTAGTAAAGTTGACCATCTACGACTACTTTGATGACGACATTAGATTTCCAGTAATGGTTCCTCCAATGACTTTAAAGAAGTATGCAGCAGGTAAAGGGAACGCTAAAAAGCAAGAGATGTTGCTGCAAATATATAAAAGATGGGGCATAGAATTCAACGACGATAATGCTGCCGACTCATACGCTCTGGCTAGATTGGCTGCTGGTATAGCCAAGGACAAGGTAGAAGAGGCTGTCGTAACCCAAATTCAGGACATCAAATATCGAGACCAATCCAGAGATTAGTTCTACTATTTTGTCTTAGGAGTGGCACTACATCGAACCCAAAGGACTCATATCTGTGACTATAGAAGTAACCTCTACAGAAGAACCGTTTTTACGAGTAAGCGCAGGGTCAAACCCTCAATCCGTTGCATCAGCAATCGCTCATGCAATCTATGAAAAGCACGAGGTCAAACTACGTGCTGTAGGCGCTGGAGCAGTGAACCAGGCTGTAAAAGCAATCGCAATTTCTCGTGGCTATGTCGCTCCTCGTGGCATGGACTTAACCTGTAAGCCAGGTTTTACGACAATTGAAAGCCGCGATGGAGAGATAAGCGCCATCGTATTCGTCATTACAGCCAGTTAAAACGGGCTTATCCTTGGAGTAAGCAAGGGAGTTATTATGGCAACTTGGTCAGGAATGGGTCACGCAATGCGCCGTCGCATGGGTGCTCCTACAAGTCATCTCGAATCGGTAGGTACTATGAAAAACAGAAGTATTGACACCCCAGAAGAAGTTTTAGCATCAGCAGCACACATGTCGAGTCCACGTCGTTACGTAGGCACAGACTACTCTGGTGTAACTAACATCAGTGCAAAACCACTACGTGGAAAACTGATGCCTAAGAAGAACACACAGGCTGGCGACCCAACAATTATGAACAAAGCAAATCGCAAGAATGTTCCTGCAGGAAATGCAGCACAGTCTGAGCGTATGGGTGCTCGCTATGTTGTTGGAGCAAAGTTTCCAGCAGTTCACTCAATTGAAGCATCAGCAACTCTTTCAAATGCAAAAGTTGTTCCTTCAGTTCGTGGACGTCAAAGTGCTGACTTCACATACGGGATGGACAACGGTAACTAAAAGTGCCAACACAACCTCGTTCTTATTCACAGTTCGGGGATGACAACAGCATTGTTACGCCAGTCACTCCTGAAATAGAGTCACCAGTATCGTACGGTTCTGCTACTCGCGGAACCTATGAACAACGCACTGCTTGGCGTACCCGTGATATGGGTAAGGGCGGACCTCTACCTTACTCAAAAAAGAGTTCTGGTTCTGTGTACAAGTTTGATGATGACGCTACCCCTAGTTTGCCTCGTTCTGACAAGGGGGTAGGTCGTGGTGCTGAGTAATTCTGAATTTGCAAAACTAGCAAATGAAGGCGGAGCAAGCCGCAATTTACGAACCTTTCAACCTGCAAAAGGACCTGGCATTATGGTCTCAAAACCAGGTGCTGAAAAGATAACAGATGCTCCGTTAACTCCTGAACAAGCAAAGTCTTTTAGAAAAGAACATGAAGTACAAGCAACTAGTAGTGACTATCAGGGTGCTTGGAAATCTGGTAATAAAATATTTCAAGACGTAAGTCAAAAGCACACAAGTTTAGAGTCTGCTCGTTCAGCAGGAGAACGTGATAAGCAGATTGCTGGTTATGACCTCGGTGGTACGGATACTCGTCGTCCAGAAGGTGGCAACCTTTATTTTAGCCGTCAATTAAGGGGCATTGAATCTAATCCAGAATTTCGTAGTACTTCAACAGGGTCGAGTGCTGCTGAACGTATGGAGCCAAAACCAAAGGCTATGGAGTTTGCTGAGCAATCTCACATTAGTCGTGGCGCACGTTTACGAGGAAAGCCAATTTCTATTAATGAAGTTTATGCAAAGATTGCAAAGAACCGTAGAGGAAGAGGTGTCTGATGCCTACAGGCGCTAATAACTTTTCCGCTAGTCAAAACTGGCAATCATTAGGTGGCGGAGGACTTGCTGGTTATAACAACCAGGGTGGGGCAGGAACTCCAGTTGCTCGTGACCTTCTGGATGCAACACGTATTGGTGTTGGCCGCGTCCCATCTGCTGAGTATCCAGACGGTTATTTAGGAACAATCCGCTCACGTCGAGATGACAGACTTCTTGACTCAGTAAAGAGTCGTGTAAATCAAAAGGCTTATCAACGAGGTGTTCATAAAGGTGAACGTATTGAGCCATCTATGTACTTTTGGCCTCAAGAGTTTACGTCAGATATGGGTATTCGTCGTCAAATGTTGGCACAAGCAGACGCAAGCAAAGGTGCGGTAGTTTACCGTGCACCGCGTTTTGCTCCACAAACTCAACTAACTCCTGCTCCACACCTAGTAAATGATGGTAAGTCAAATTTAGTATCAGATGCTCCAGGTCAAATTGATGTACGCCGTCAAAACATGATGGCTTATTTGAAACCTGCGTGGCAATAATGGCATTCTTTGGAGTTAACGAACATGGTAGTTGGGATAAAAATTTAGCCCAAGAACAGTTTCACGTTCATGTTCAAAATATTTTAAATAAGTATAACCAGTCTAGTCCTGAACTACTTAAGGGCGGTTCTGAGTGGTATGAGCGTGCTCATGACGAAGCCAAAAAAGTTGGTAGTGGAGACGTTCGTAAAGGAGCAGGAATTCTTGCTGCATTATCTCCTCTCAATGATTGGGATAAGAATGTTGCTCAAGCACACGAACTTAGAACAACAGGCTCTGTACCAGGAGCACTTCTTCCAGCAAACGTAGAAAAAGCAAGACGAATTCACAGTGGAGAAGACCCACACGAAGTACTGGGTGGACATAAAGTCCGTAGTTTTTTTGAGAATATTCACGACCCAAGTAACAAAGAACCAGTAACAATTGACCGTCATGCTTATGACATTGCTATGGGACATCCTTTTGTAGGAACTGGGCGTAAATCAACACCACGTGGTGGTGGAGGAAAGATGTCGCCTGACATCGGCCTTTCTGCTATGGGTCGTTATCAACATTTTGTGCACGCATACAAGTCTGCTTCTGAACAACTTGGTGTAGACATCCCTAATAAAACTCAAGCAGTATCTTGGGTTTCTCATAGAGGTGCACTATGACGCAGAAGTATGATGGAGTGTATGACCACACAAAGCCATGGCGTGCTCCTGTTCAACCTGACCAAGTAGCAAAACGTTGGCAATACAACGGTCCATGGTCTTCTAACATGGAGCGCCTAACACAGCAAGCACTTATGGTTGCAACTATTCCTGGAACAGAGATTGCAGAGATGGTTCGTCCACCACTTCCACAGATTCGATTATTTCCAGACCGCTATGGATACGACCGTCGTGCTGTGGGCATTGATGATGTTGTAACAGTAGACCGCAACTACGTAGAACCTCGCACTTCATGGTACTCAGGAAGCCCAGCAGGCTACACTGGAGCATCTAGAAACACGTTAGGGAGTGAGTAATGGCTGATAACTCTTCTGATTTTCTTGCGCAAAAAGGAATGTCACAAGCCGAACAACACGGAGCAGTAATGAGGGCCGCAGCCGTTCCAGTTTCTCAGTTAGAGGGAGACTATCCCCTGTACAAGGCAACTACTTCAGGTGCTAACCTGCTTTCAAAAGTTTTGTTTGAGTCTAGAATGCGTAGGGAGATGAACAATGGCTGACGATGGCGATGGCATGCTAACTGTGGAACTACAGGCTGAAAATCTTACAAGATACAATGGGTCTTCCAACTGTCCAACCTGTGGGATGATAATTAACCCTGTAGAATTCCTAACAAACCAGGGGCACTGCACTGGCTGCACTACAGCCAAACGGCAGAAGAGAGCAAAGGAATTAATGCAATGATGTTTAACGACCGCAGAGGAGCGGCTCTTCCTAGCATTGAGTCTTTAACTCAAAAGTACGGCACTAATCTTCCAGGTGCTACAAAGAAGAAGCGTTCTGTAGAAAGTTGGGAAGCCAGAGCATCTGTACTTGCTGCAGGCCGTGCTGGAAGCATTAAGTCTGCTCCTAAATCAAGAAAGAAAGGCAAATAAATGGCAGTTAACTCATCTCGTTCGATGAACAAATCCCTTGATGCAGGAGCAACCGACGGCAAGTACCGTAAAGTTCGCCCTGACACAGAAGAGAATGCAATGAACACCTCAGCAACTGAGGCTAATCGTCAGTCTCTACATCCATTCTATGGATATGGCTTTACTACTACTGAGTATCCAAACAAAGTAAACCCAGGTAAGTAATCATGGGAGTTCCAGACCGTTCCAATGACCCAAAGCGTAAAGTTAGTGACAACCCTAATTGGAAATGTGACAATTGTGGAGGCAAAGGCGCAATGGATTATGCAGGACAAGGACGAGTCTGTCAGTCTTGCGCTGTTGAGTTAGGATTTTAATTATGGCAAAAAGAGTTACACACAAGAATCTTGGTGAAGCAGTTGCTGCTAAAGAACCTTTTGTAGGTCCAAGCAGCCGTGGTGGTGCAATGGAAGACGTTGGACATGGCACAGGAATGTTGCCGTCAGATGTCGCAGAAACAATGCGTTCACACAATCCATCATATGTAGTTAAGTCATACAACACTCCAGTTGCATGGCACGGAGACCAGGGTTGGGTTGTTCCAGACCTTAAATACAGCCGTACAACATCACGGTTACAGGGGAACATAAAGCGTTCTATTAATCAACACTTTGTTGATGGACATGACGGAGCGAAGGGATAACCATGGGAAACATGCATGCTGAAGAATTTGCTTCAATGAAGGGCAAGAACAAGGACTTAGGTCTTCTTGCTCATTTACAAGGGAATCACTACCCACCAGTTCCTGCCTCCATGCTTGGCCCATCAAAGCGTGCAATTTCCGCTGTCAATCGTGGAAACCATGACGCAAAGATTAAACTTCCAGAAGGTGTCTTATACAGAGGCGAGAAGCATGCTCCAGCACACGCTATCGTCGAACAACATCACCTTCACGCTTGGCTAAAGCCAACTGACAACGACTACTAAACTAACTTATGTAGTTATCTGTTAAGATAACTGGACTACTACAAGGAGCACAATGAGTAATATACCTATACTTGGAGAAAAGAAGGATGTAGGCGGTCCTGTATTCAGGCTTTTACATTGCCTAGTCTGTGATTCTCTTGAAGAACTTCCTCCCTATGAAGGTCCTGTAGAACAGGATTATCTTCTTGCCATTGCCTGTGAAAACCACGTATTTCCATCAGGAGACCCTCACAAAGGAAAGTTGTTTGTTTTACCCATTAAGTATTGGGCTGACGCAAGTAAGAAGAAAGAGATTATTCGTCAACTAAAAAGCGGAGGCTCTAAAGGTCTTGACGAGGTTGATGACAAGTTTTACGAATCTCGTTCAACCTTCATGGAAGGTGCAATGCAGTGCTACAAAGCGCATAACCAACCGAAAGATGGCTGCGCTGATTGGCACATAAAAGAGAAGATGTTAGTTCCAAATACTGTTAAAGAACGTAAAGCAGAAGGTATGGGCAAATACCAAGACGAAGTAGGTCCAAAAACTTACTTGTGTGATTTTTGTCCTGTAGCAGTTGGTGTAGCCCAACGTAAACAAAAATTGATGGGGTTGAGTTAATGGAGCATATAAACGACCCCGTAGAAAAAGAAAAGGCTTGGGAAGACCTTGGAAGACCTGAACCAAGGTTTCAATATGCTTTTACCGTAGTGGTTCATGAAGACGGCGCGGTTAGTACAGAGGCTGTAGAGGGAGACCGTGTACAACGTAAAGCAAGCACTTTTGATGTGTTCCATTCTTGCCGCGAAATAGTGGAGGACATTGAATCTTTACTATTAACAGACCGTATTACAAAGTCTGTTTTGATGGCTTTATCAGCAAATCCTGCCGATGAAGCAAAAGAAAAACTGCGTTCTGCACTCTCTGAACGTGGCATAGATACCTCGAAAGCCTAAAGAGACATAGACTAGGCGTATGAAACGCCAGTTAAGCATAGAACAAGGAGCAGAGCCTGTTGAGATTCAACAAGGTTCTACTTCGTACTTCTCACAACCAGAAGAAGATTTAGACCCTCAGTTATTTACTGGCACAGTTCTCAAGGGCTGGGTGCGGAACGGAATTCTGCAACTTCTATTTGGATTTTTGAATGAGCAGTACCGACACTCAGACCTTTGGGCTCACACATGGATTGCAGGTTCTGCAGTCTCATACCAATGGTCAGCCCATCGTGACCCAGGTGACATGGATGTGTTGATTGGCGTTGATTATGTACAGTTCCGTAGAGCCCATCCTGAATATGTTGGATTGTCTGATACAGAAATTAGTAAAATGCTTAATGAAGACTTTAGAAATCACTTACAACCAGAGACTTCTAATTGGCATGGATTTGAAGTAACTTTTTATGTAAATCCTGGTGCTACAGATATTCGCACCATACATCCGTATGCAGCATATGACTTAAAGCACAATGAGTGGACAGTATTTCCACGTCGAACAACTGCTCCAAGTAATCCTGCATGGGAAAAAGCAACACAACGTGACCGTTCTATGGCTATGGATATTGTTACTCGTTATTCAAGGGCATTGATTGAAGTGCAGTCTGCTCCTAATGACGCTATACGTCGTAATGCCGAGTACAAGTTACAGCAATCACTACAGCAGGGAGCGATGTTATTTGAGGACATCCATCAATCTCGCAAACTTGCATTTGGTGAATTTGGTAAGGGTTATGACGACTTCTATAATTATCGTTGGCAAGCAGGAAAGAAGTATGGGACTGTTCCCGCTCTTCGTCAGATGCATGACTACTTAAAGGCTTACGAGGGAAAGCAGGCAGAAGAGACGTATGGAGTTGAATTGCCTGATACTCAAACCCTTATTCGTAGAGCAGCAACTTATCGAATCGGAGATTAGTAACTCTAAATGGAGCAAAATATTGGAGAATTAAAATTGTTTCACGGAAGCCCACACCAGATGGAAATAGGTACCCTTATAACTCCTGGTTACAGTATTCCTGAAATTGGAGCACAAGCATTTGCCACGACTCATCTTGAGTTAGCAACCAGATATGCTTTGGGATTGCCCCCTATTTTTGGCGGAACACAAACTTCTGTTACTGACGAAGAACCTTTGTTTAATCCTATATATGTAGTTGTTCCAAAGAATACAGAGGCTTTACTTAACAGACCACGGTTAGACCCTAGTATCTACTCTTGTTCTGAAGGTTTTTATGTTTTGTCAATACATTGTTGGGTATCTTCTTTGAGTTCTTTATCAATACCTAGTTATATCTTAAACAAAACTAACAAAGAAATTTTTGAATACATAAAAGACAACGACTTATTAAGGTACAAGGAATAGGCTTATGAACATAATATTTTCATTAGATGGAGTGCTCAGAGCCGAATCTGGGGAACCAAACAGAGCGGGTGTACTGGTTTACTATGCATTAAATAATTTACATCGTGTTGCCTTGATTACTAAGGGCACTTCTTCTGATGCAAAACACTGGTTAAACTCTCACGGAATTATTGGTTTTGATGACCTACTGGACAACGTTGTTGACTTGACTGGAGAAGACCTAAAGAAACGTCAATTTAAGTTAAGTCGTCAAAAGGCTCCTGTAGAGATGTACGTTGACTCTGACCCATCAATGTGTGCCTGGGTTATGGAGCAAGGTATACCCACACTACTGGTGAGTAACCCAAGTTACTTACCTATCGAACACAGGCCTGATGCTCCAAGTAAAGTTCGCAAATGGTCAGACATAGAGGACGCTATTACAAAAGTTAATATTGCTAAGTCAAAGTATGCATCCCAGCCCAAAGACGCACAACTCTGGGATGACTAATGCTTATCTTCTCAGGAACAGAGGTTGGAAGTAACCGTACCCTTCTTGAAGGTCTCAAAGTTGAGTCGATGGGACTCAACTATTGGGGTTTACGCAAACGTGGGTTGCCTAAAACAAAGTCTTGGCTTATCTCTGAACATTTTGATAGTAATGTAAAGGTTTATATTGAGTCTGGAGCATCTCAGGCGGACAAGGCTGGCCTGTCCAGACAAGAGTTACTAGACTTGGCTGCTGACTACCAGGAGTTTTTGGTCAATAACGCTGACAGAGCCGAGGCCTTTCAAGAATTCGACTCACAGATTTTGGGCCAAGAGTGGGTAGCACAACAACGTCCCTTTTTCAGTAATGACCCCAAACTATGGGTAATATGGCATCAAGAGTACGGGCTACTCAACCTAAAAGAACTTTCACAGCAATTCCAAAACATTGCAATACCTAATGAAGAGATTGAATCAGTCACCAACCTATCAGGCATAACCAGAGCCTATGAAAGACAGTTTGGAACTCGCTATCATGCTCTGGGGTGTGCCAAGCCAGACAACCTAAGACAGATACCATTTGCTACAGCAAGCACATTGTCATGGTTATCGCCCATGAGAAGAGGCGAAACAATCATCTGGGATGGGACCAAGTTAGTTAGATATCCAAAGAAGATGAAAGACCAAGCCAGGCTTCGATACAAGGCAATTGTTGAGGGCGCAGGTCTAGACTATTCAGAGTTCGTCAAAGATAGTACCCTTGAAGCCACTAGAGTTGCCGTGTGGTCGTATCTACAGTTGGAGAAGTCAATGGATAAAAAGAAGCCTGATTTACACATCATTGAGGGTGGCAAAATTGAGGAAGTATCTGATAACAGCGATACCCCACTAATGACAGGTTTGATGGAAATGATGGGGGTACCTTCTGATAACAGTGGAGTAGAAGGGAGGAAAGTGGAGCGAAGTGAAGTGGTTCAAAGAGCCCCTGAAGAGATGCAGAATTTACCTGTATTTGGCTTCAATATAAAGACTGTAGTAGAAACAGATGAGAATGGAAGGGATGTTTTAAAAGATGTACCCGTCGTTCAAACGCAGAGTGGTTCAATTCGTCAGTGCAACACTTGCTTTGTCGCTGCTAATTGCCCTGCTTTCAAGCCTAATAATTCTTGTGCCTTCAATCTTCCAGTAGAGGTAAAGACTAAAGAACAATTAAAATCCCTGCTCACAGCCATAATTGAGATGCAAGGACAGCGTGTGGCGTTCATGCGTTTTGCCGAAGAAATGAATGGCGGATATGCGGACCCTAACGTCTCACAGGAGATTGACCGCCTATTCAAACTGGTCAATCAGGTTAAGGAAATGGAGACCAATAAAGAGTTTATACAGATTACAGCCCAGCGTCAGAGTGCTGGTGGAGTGCTTTCCGCCATCTTTGGTGACCGTGCTCAAGCATTAAAAGAGTTGCCTGAGACGCTTAAAGAAGATACAGTAACAAAGATTATTTCTGGGTCAATAGAAGACCAATAATCTGATAACAGCAATTATCAAGGTATGAAACAGGGTTCATACTGCATAGGTTGAAAAAAGTATTAAACGAAGTTAACAAGTGCATGATAGGTTTTACACAAGCACAATAGGTCTCCCCTTATGGGGTATTTGATAATCTGATGAAATGGTAGGGGAAATGAATTACTTTTCTTTTAAATTAACTGACGACTTTATTGCCCAGTACAAGGACAAGAAAGCACCGTTTGGCTATCGAGATGCTGGTGGAAACTCGGTTGGTGAAATCACTTTCCTTCGAACCTATTCTCGCCTAAAGCAAGATGGTCAGAAAGAGACATGGGTCGACGTATGTGAACGCGTCATCAACGGTATGTACTCTCTTCAAAAGGACCACGCCAAAAGTCAACGACTCCCTTGGTCTGACGCCAAAGCAGCAGCCTCTGCTAAAGAAGCCTTTGACCGACTATTTAACTTGAAGTGGACACCGCCAGGACGCGGACTGTGGGTTATGGGCACTCCTCTAGTGAATGTTCAACGAAATTCAGCAGCCCTACAGAACTGTGCATTTGTATCAACTGGTTCCATGACAAAGACAGACCCAGCAAAACCATTCGCATTCTTAATGGAAGCATCAATGCTTGGAGTTGGAGTTGGCTTTGATGATAAGGGCGCAGACAAAGAGTTCACTATCTACGCACCACAAGGAGACCAACCGTATGACATCCCAGACACCAGAGAAGGCTGGGTCGAATCGACCGCAGCCCTCATCAATTCCTACTTACGACCAGATTCGAAGAATCCAGTATTTAATTACGAAGCAGTCCGTCCAGCAGGCGAACCAATCAAGACGTTCGGTGGAACCGCAGCAGGACCAGACCCACTAATCAAACTTCACGACTTGATTCGTTCGATGTTTAACGGTCGTGCAGGTCAAAAGTTAACTCGTAGAGACATTGCAGACATTGGAAACATGATTGGTGTTTGTGTTGTGTCTGGAAATGTTCGTCGTTCTGCCGAGTTGTTAATGGGACGACTTGACGATGAAGACTTCTTAAATTTAAAGAACTACGACAAGTATCCAGAGCGTATGACTCACGGCTGGATGTCCAACAACTCTGTTGAGGTATCTGTTGGCCAAGACTTGACCCCAATCATTGACGGCATTGCTCGTAATGGTGAGCCTGGAGTTATCTGGATGGATGTTACTCGTAAGTACGGTCGGCTTGCTGACCCTGCAAACAATAAAGATTGGCGTGCTGCTGGCTACAACCCCTGTGCCGAACAGTCTCTTGAATCGTATGAGTGCTGTACTTTGGTTGAAACCTACTTAAATCGCCACGAGAACTTGGAAGACTTCCTGCGCACCCTAAAGTTTGCATATCTCTATGCAAAGACTGTAACGCTTCTTCCTACTCACTGGGAAGAGACCAACGCCATCATGCAGCGCAATCGTCGCATTGGAACATCTATCTCTGGAGTCGCAAACTTTGCAGATAACAAAGGTTTGCCAACCTTACGTGAGTGGATGGATAAAGGTTATTCCATTATTCAAAACTACGATAAAAACTATTCTGAGTGGTTGGGTATTCGTGAATCAATAAAGACTACGACTGTAAAGCCAAGTGGAACAGTCTCTATTCTTGCTGGAGAATCTCCTGGAGTTCACTGGTCTGTTGGCGGCGAGTACTTCATGCGTGCTATTCGTTTTGCTAACAATGACCCTATGTTGCCGCTCTTCAAAATGGCTAATTACAAAGTTGAACCAGCAAACGAATCTCCAGATACAACTTCTGTCGTATTCTTCCCTGTAAAGTCAGATGCTATACGTTCAGAGAAAGAGGTAAGTGTTTATGAAAAAATGGCACTTGCTGCTACAGCCCAGAGATACTGGTCAGACAACTCTGTAAGTGTCACTATTAGTTTTGACCCAGAGACAGAGTCTTCTGCTATCGGTACTGTGTTGCACATGTATGACGGTCAGTTAAAGACAGTCTCGTTTTTACCAAGTGGCAACCATGTTTATCCCCAAATGCCGTACACCCAAACAACTAAAGAAGCGTATGAAGCAGCAACAATGGAAGTTTTTCCAATTGATTTCAGCGGAGTGTATGCTGGAATGGCAGCAGATGCAATCGGAGAAGCGTACTGCACAACCGATGCTTGCGAAATAAAACTCATTAAGGACAACGTGTGAAGGACAAAGACACAATAACAATCTATTGGACTGCCTCTGGTTATAACCCAGAGGCATTCTCTAGAACTCTGCTTTATGCAGAACCAGTGCATGTGTTTAATGCACTTAGAAAACAAAAAGTAAGTGATAGCGGTCCAAAAACAATATTTGCATGTCCAGCGACAACCTCTTTGTTAAAGAACGTTTATGCTGTTTATAATGAAGTGTCTTTTCAAGCAAACATCCCTAAGAACATTGATGAGTATAAGGTCATGTTTGACACTCTAGACTCAACTTGTTTAATTGATTCTTATAAACCAAGACCATCTTCTATCGAAAATTACGATGACATAAGCATAGATTTGTCGTGGAACTTTGTTGCTGATGAGCCCCTAATTGCTAAGTTTACTGCTCCTTATTTTCCCACTCATACTCCTGCACCTGGGGCTATATTAACTGCAGGAGAGTTTGATATTGGTTCTTGGTATAGGCCTTATCATTTAAATTACTTTTTACCAAAAACTTCTAGAACAATGGTCTTTAATGAAGGAGACCCTTTATTTTATGTAGAGTTTATGACTAATAAAAAAATTGTTTTTAAACGTTACATAAACTCAACTGTTTTAAAAAACATAGAAGAAGAAATTAGTACTGCTCCAAATACATATTCTTCTTTCAAACCATTAAAAGAAAGATATTTGACTGCAAAAAGAACTAAGGTCATGGAACAAGTGAGGTTTTTAATAAACAAAAACTTAGTGGAGTAACCCCCAATCAAGAGGGCTACTCCACTTGGTATTGCTTTTGGTAAGACTTTGCTTTACTAGCCTTTACCTATTGCTTTACCTATTTAGTTATTACCTTTGCCTTTTGCTATTGCTTTGGCTTTTGGTTTAGTGTCAGGGAACTTTGCTATCCATTCTCTGGTTCGCTGAGTCATTCCCTTCCACGCACTCCAGTTGTCGCCCCCACCGCTCATGTGATAAGCGATTTGGGCATTAACCACAGGGTTTAGCAGTTCGGCATTGGAATCCAATCCAAACTTCTTTCGACGCTCTTCTCCCAACTCTCCAAGCATGTTTATTTGAAACAAGCCGTATGAGTTGTCGCCTGTTGAGGCGTTCCCATTGTGCGCGAGCGGTCTTCCTGTCGATTCTTTCTTCGCAACTGCCCATGCTTCTCGTAATGCTTTGCCTTCGAACCCTACTGCTTTCAATAGGGCTACTAGTTCTAGGTCACTCAACTTGTGAGAGTTCTCGAACTTAACAAGCAACTTGTCGCTGGACTCTTGCTCGACCTGCACTACCAACGCCTCTGCCCGTGTTGGACTAAACGCTGGGCTAACTCTGCCTACACCAAACAACCCCGAAAGGAAGGCGGTGCTGAGAATTAGCACTACAAGCCGATTCTGTGTTTCTAGTTTCATCAGTTCTCCTAACCCAGAAAGTCATTGACAACTTCACTCGCCTTTGATTTCTGGTGACGAACGCGGTGGAGATAGCGTTCGGTAGTTTTGATGGACTGGTGACCCAATCGCTCTTTTACTTCATGCACATCAACGCCGTTTTTAAGTAACTGCGTTGCGTTTGCGTGACGCAAATCGTGAGTTCTTGGACTCCAACCCATGCCTGATTTGGCTATTGCTTTGTTCCAAATGGTTCTCCATGTATCTCGTGGCAAGTGGCTCGGTTCTTTTGGTATGACCTCACCCTTTTGGTATGACTTTGCTCTTTGCGACCTTCGATACTCTCGAACTATCGCCTTACACTCATCACACCTACAAGACCCACTTGCGTAAGCCCTGAGCGTGCCATGTTGGAACAGTTTTCCGTCTTTCACGAATGGTCGTGAAGACTTTTCTGTGCCACGAGAACTCTTTAGTTTATCTTTTGGTATGACTTTGCTTTTCTCAAACACTAGGTCGTCTTTCCCTATGCGATTTAGCATGACATACGCTTGAATCTCTTGTAGTAGGGCTTCAGGTAGCACCACTACACGCTTGTAACCCGACTTAGTGGCATCTACGACTAGGAATCTTTCTCCCTTGTTGTGCTTCTTGCCTAACTCGCTGACACGCCTCTGAATAAAAACTTCTTTTGTATTGAAATTAAAATCTTTTAATCGAATCTCACTTGCCTCACCGAATCTCGCCCCTGAAGCAACTAAGAACTTTGCAAATAACTTTGCACCCTCTGTTGGTAGGTGGGTCACAATCTTCTTGAACTGGTCAGGCTCGACCACATTGGAGATGTCCGATTTGCCCACTTTGACCTTTATGCCCCTAGTTGGGTTGGTTTGAGTAATTTGCCCCTCTTGTAACCATTTGTAGAGAGAGCCTAGACACGCCTTGATTTGAGCGAGAGTCGCGCCCCCTACCCCCTGAGCCTTCAATTCGCCCAGCAATTCCCTCACTTCAAGCGTGGATACCTCAGAAACCTGTTTAGAGCCGATTTGAGGGGCTAAGTACCTCTTCCATAGGGATTCATACCCCTTTTTCGTGATAGGCAGTAATTCAGCCCTCTGAAGCCATTTATCGGCATACTCAGAGAGGGTCAAATTAGCCCTTGAAAGCCCCTCAGAAGCCCCATTCTCCATGCGTAGTGCCTGATACTGGGCTTCCTTGAAACTGCCCCATGTGCCAGCAGACAGGCGTTTTTTGCCCATGCGGTAATAGCCTGTAAATCGTGACCCACGCTGAACGACATACGCCATAAAACGCCCCCTCTACTGGCGAGTAAGTTACTGGCTAGTAACAACCAGTAAGTTACCCACCAGTAACATCTAGCGCAAATCGCAAGCCCCTCTACTGGTCAGTAACTTAGAGGGCATAAAAAAGACCCCCATTCCGTATCGGGAATGAGGGTCTAGGTAGTGACCAAGTAACTTAGAAGAGTTGAGTTATTCCGCTATGTGTTAGTTCTTCTGTCTTTCCTGTTCTGCTAATTCACCAAGCCAGTCTTCAAGTTCCTGTTCGGCTTCATCTTCTTCTTCATAGTAAGAGAGTTCTTCTGCTCTTCCCCACAATAGTTCAAGATTGAAGTAACTCTTACCAATTACGAATCCAAAATCTAAAGTTCCGTCATTGAAGTAAGAGAACCCAATTCCAATTCCTGATTTCAATTCATAACTGTTCATTACACCAATTACAAAAGATGTATTTGGATTTGATTCCTTATTTAATTTTATTCTCATGATTTGTTTTCCTGTTCTGTTAGTTGGTCGGGTATTAACTCAATCTCAGTTTCTCTGCGATTGTTTTTCCATTCTTCGATTGTCTTTCGATTCCATACAGGAGTTCTTCCAATGTATGTATCGGGTTCAGGAAGAGTGTTCCTTCTTCGATAAGTGTAGAGAGTTGAATACTTCAACCCCAGTAACTCACTTACCTGTTCGTTTGTTAGCCATTCTGATTTCTCGGTCACTTTGATTCCTTTTCATAGAGTTGTTCTGTTTCATTGTCGAACCACAAATAAGGTAAATCGTTTGTGATGTTGAAGTGATAGTAAGTCGAATCTTTGCGATTGAGATTACTCTGATGTGAATTATGAAAGTTTGTATTACCAAACCATTTTGGTATTTCACAATCAGGGTAAGTCGAATGTATTGCAACGAATCTCTCACGCATTGTGTCTTTGTAACCACGAGCAATCCATTCATCACAGACTGCGATTCCGTATTCACAAAGTAACTTCTCGTGACCACGCCACAAGTTAGTTGCTGGGTGATTACGCCAACCTTTTGTCTCTCCACGAAGCGCACGAAGTATCTGCCACGCTTCTACTCGTTGTTTGCCAAGTCGTTTGTAATCGAGTGCTTGTGCAGATTGAACAAAGTCGGGATACGGAAGGAATGTATTAACCATTAGTCACTCACCCCTGTATCCCAACCACAATCAGAGCATGACCAGTTGCCTTCTTCCGTCATACTCTCGTAAGTAACTTTTGCGCCACAATCGTTACACTTCATGATTCATTCCCTTCTGTGTCTTCGCCACAATCACATTGACCACAATCACAATGAGGTGTTCCGTCAGGTGCTTCGCAGACATCACACTCTTCAATACTTACTTCATAGTCTGCCCACTTTGCTAAATCGTAAGTTGATTCTTCCAAGATAAACTCGTGGGCTTTCTCGATTGCTTGTTCTTCATCATCTGCCGTCACTTCATAAGTAACTGAGTTAAGAGATACGCGAACTGTGTAGGTAGGTGTCATTTAGTTTTACTCCGTTCTGCTCTACGAATAAGTGTCTGTCGTTCTGATTCAGTAGTGCCACCCCAAATCCCATAACGAATCCGATTCGATAATGCGAATGAAAGGCACTTAGTTGTTTCGTGGCATTGAGCGCATAGTGATTTAGCAGTTTTTATCTTCTCGGTGTCTTCAGGAAGGTTCTCTCCACTAGGAAACCAAATCTCAGGGTCATTCTTTTGACATGGAGTTTGGTCAATGTCGCGTGGTGTTGGCACTTTGAGATTGAAGACAGGATTGTTAGTCGCTCTCTTTGGTTGTGATGAAGGAAGTGTTTTTACTTTTACTTTTTTCATTTGTCGTTTTCCTGTTCTTCAATGAAGCGAATGAATTGGTCTAGTGCGCCCGATAAATCTTCGGGGTCTGTGTCAGTTAGTTTTAGGAACATCTCAACAACCTGCACAAGACCCCAAATTAAATCTTCGGGGTCTGAATTGTATTTCTCCATTACGAGATTTAATTGAGCGTTTGCTAATGAATGAGTTACCTCAAACGGAATTGGATTCTCATGTGCTTGTTCCACCTTAAACGCACGAAGAATCTTTAGAAACTCATTTGCAAGAGTAAGTCCTTTAACTATGTCAGTCTGTCGTTGGTTCATCTGTTTCTCCTTTTAGTTGTCCATGTTCGCCGTCATTACATCTTTCACAAAGCGTTTGTTGTGAGCGATACTCGCAATTACAAACTTCGCAATCACAAACACCACATTGTTCGCACCACTCAGCACACTCCCCCCACTTCTCCCAGCGATAGTCACAATCCATTTCGCCTTCGTGTTCTAAAGTGAGTCTGCCGTTCTCGTACTCAGAGTTGCCGTAGTAACCACCTTCTTCTTCCCAATCCAAAGTTATGAAAGCAAAAGGAAACTTCTCTGCAATCTTTGTAATAACTGGTGTTGGTGGTGACCAAGCGGTATTGAATCGAATACGAATCTGTTGTGATGTTTCAATGTCGAGTTCAACATCAGAGGCGTTCCATTTAGTTCCCCAGTTAGTAACTCGCCAGTCATACCAATCAGAGAACCCATACTTCTTTTTCATTTCATCAGCGTTATCTTTATTAGGTGATGAAGTGTTAGCGAGTTCTTCAGGTATTGGAATTATTCGATTGAAGTCGAAAGGTTGTTCTGAATCATTTGTAATTGCTTGCATTAACTTTTGTAATTGTTTTGGACTCTCAACTGAGATGTTAAGAGCGTTAAAACACCAGTTTGGCATTTCTACTTCCTTTCTTAATTGGGAATCTAGTGGGGGCAGATACAACTCGCTTTCATGGTTGAAAGGAGTAATACAAAGACCCATGAGAGGTCATGGTTGTTCTTAGCCTTGAACAGTTTGTAGGGAATGAATAGAAACCTACAAAGGTCACTCGCTTTAACCCCCACTAGATACATTTATTTAGTTACTTGTTTGTGGGCGTGGTATCTCCAATTTTTAGCACGCTTCACAGTAATAATGTCGTGGCAGTTATGACAACGCACTACACACTTTTGTATTTCTTTTTTAATCTTGTGTAATGGTTGAATGTCACGAATCATGTTAGCGATTGTGTGTTCCTTATCGCCCCTTGTGTGTAGGTGGTCGAAGGTCAAGGTGCGAATGTCGGAATCCACAATCTTTATGATTTGGTTGATTGTTGAAGTCGGAACTTTCCCACTAAGTAACTTCTTAATGCGAACTTTCTTTTTAGCACAATCAACACAGGTGTTTTTCTTAAAGTAATTGGCTAAGAACTCATGAATCTCTTTCTTTCGCCTTCTTCGATTCTTATACATCTTTTGTAATTGGTCTTGCGTTCTTACTTTGTAGTGTTGTCTTTGGTACTCACTTTGGCAGGGTCGGCAGTAAGGCTGGTATTGACCGCTTATCCCACTAGACCGCTTACGATTGAATGAAGTAGTTGGTTTTGTCTTGCGACACCTACTGCAAACTTTTGTATTCATCACGAAACCTTCTTTAAGGCTTTGTATTGTTTTGTGCTTTTTACTTTACGACTCGTTGCTTTATCTTCAATAGACATTTGGAAACGCCATGAGTTAATTTCCAAGTGTGTCTTTATTCTGTGGCAAGTAGAACACCTGACAACACACTTCTTTATCTCTTTTTTTAGCAAGTCAATAGCGGTGTTGCTATTTAGTGCATTACCTATGTTGAACTTCTTGCTATAAACATGGTCGAACTCCAATGCCAATACATTAGTTTCCCCACAGTCAATACAAGGGTTCTTCTTCAGATACTCAAACACTAATTGTCTTGCTTCTTTATTACGAGAGATACTGCTTCTCTTTTGTCGTAAAGAAACACAAGGCTTGCATTTACCTTCCCAACCTTCTTTACCATTTGCCTGTGTCTTAGGTTGAAAGGCAGATAACGGCTTTGCTTTACCGCAACCATTACAAGGTCGCTTACCTTGTGCCAGTAACGCTTTACGCTTTGCCATTCGTGCGACAGAACCCTTACGCAAGATTGCTTGGCACTTCTTACACCTTGCCCTCTTTCCGTATTGACCCTGTATGTGTTTATTAAACTTTGATAGCGGTAAGTCATAGAAACAACCTATGCAAACTTTTGTTTTCATTATTCTCCTAAGTAATAACTTTATTAACACAGTTAAAACAGAACCACATAACAGGTTGTCCTGAACTATCTGTTATGAATTGACCTTTTATCAAACGCCCTTCTTGATTACAGGAATCGCACATCTCTAGTTCTTCTGTGCTGACATGGATTATTTCTGCAAATCCCATAGTTACTCTCCGTCAATCATTGGAGATGAAAGTGCTATTGCGACCCCGATAAGAGTCGCAATAGTCACCAATACAAAGAATGTAATCACTTTGTCACCTCATCTATTAACTTTTCACATGAGCCATAACCGAGAAAGTTTGCATAAGGCTTATCGCCTACATAACAAACATCACGAGTTGCCCACGACACTAGAAGTGCAAGTAGAAGTGCAGGAATGATTACAAGAACAATCCAACCTCTGCGAGTTAATCGAGTTGCCATTAGTTTTTCCTTTCTCTAGGGTAGATGTAATTAAGTGGAAGAGTTTTGTAATGAACATCTTGTGAATTGCTGGGTGTCATGTAAGCAACAACGAAACGACTGCCAGTTAGTTTCACAATCTTTCCAAGTCGTACGCGACCAAATGCACGAAGAGCAACTACATCACCAATAAGTGCGTTGTAGATAGGTTCTTCATCATGCAAGAGAGTTCTGCCGTAAGTATGTGATAGGGCTTGTAACTCCGACTTCTCACTATAAAGAAGAGATAGTAAATCAACTTTCTTGTGAGCCTTAGCGACTGTCTTATCAAATGAAACTGCGCCATAGCCTGTTGATACACAACCTTGTGAAATCCAATTTAGATTATGCAAGTTGTCATAGATTGAGCCGACTTCCCAAATGTAATTATTAAAGTGAAGTCGTATCGTGCCGTCAGGTTTCTTTATCTCTTGTTTCCAAATTACTATTGCAAACTCTTTATAGATTTCACAATAGTAATCAGTATCAACGATTCGACCATTAGGAATCCAAGCGGTCTTAACTGCCTTCTTGAATCTGTCTAAATAAAAAGATTCATCACGAACTCGAATGACTGTATTAACAGGAGATTGAGTTGCTAGTTCTGTTGTCATTATCCCAATACCTCTTTCGCTTCTAGGACTCTCTCAATAAGTATTTGTGCAACATCAACATCTAGTTGCACAATGTTTATCTCTTTGTAGTTACCTTCGTTGTCACGACCACTTCGAGTATCGAATCGAATGTTGGTGTTATTAGCGCGATTACCGAGAATAGAAACTAGAGATTCAATCGTTGCCTTCTCTAGTCGCTGGCGTTGCTCTTGTGCGTGCTTACGCTCTTGTTCGCGCTTCTCTTGTTCTAATCGTTGCTTCTCTCTTACTTCCCTCTCTAGGCGTTCCTGTTCTGCCCAGCGTGGTTCTAATACAGACCACTTCTCAACAATGTCCTGTGGTCGTGCAAGCCAGTAAGTCGGATTGTTTAAGTCGTTGTTAGTAAATAGATAACCGACAGAGCGAGAACCTGTTGGTGCTTTTACAAACTCAGGGTGATTCGGAATGTCAGAGCGATACACCTTGTATTCATACTTTGTTAAATTAACAAGAGTTGCTTTTTCAACATCTATCGCACGAACACGAGTTGGGTCTTTCTTATCTCGTGATGAATAAGTCCATGAAGGAATTACTGCGTATGCAACACCGAGTTCTAGTTCATTAAACTTCATTTGTTTTTCTCCTAATTGTTATTGTGAATGTTTGTATTAGTAATTAAAAAGTGTGGAGTGTGCAATCCAAAATAAAGCACACTCCACACCTAGTCACCTAGAGAGTGACATCTAAGCGTTAGTAAGTCTGCGACTAATCGCGTTTTGCACGATTATTCGAGCCATACCAACAAGGTCAAACGGATTACGAATTACTGAAGCAACATCTGAGTAGTGCGCCTTCTCGTGAGTCAGCACAACTTCTTCATGTGATTCAGGAATGTATGCAAACGCGGTTAGCACGCCAGCACGAGAGAGTTTCTTAATCTCTTCATCACAAACCTTTGTGTCAGACCATTCTCCGTCAGTAATTGCAAAGAATAGTTTTACAGGCTTGGTTGATTCAGCAAGTAACTTAGTTGCATAACGAACTGCATACTCGGCTTCTGTGCCACCTGTTGTTCCACTATCACGAACTGAATTGTTTGCCTTTTCAGTTGCGTGATAAAGAGTTCGAGTTTGTGTGTTGAAAGTAAGAACAGAACAATTAGCACCAATCTTGTCGAGTGCGTATTTAACTGCATACATAGCACGATAAGACTGAGTTGCTTTTTCTCCATTCATAGAACCTGAATTATCAAGAATGATTACTGCTTCAATCTCAGTAACATCTTCACGACCTTCATTCCATGAATCAAAGACTGTATCTAAATCATCACCACGCATGAATCGAGAAGCATTTAATTTGCCACGAGATTCGTACTTATCCCAAGCAGGGTCAAACTTTGCTTTCAATCGCTCTAACTCACGAGCGAATGAAACTGAAGCAGAGAGTGTCCTACTGTCGGGAATTAGATTGTGGTAACGAGCAGGTTCAGGTTCTTCTAGGTTGTTAGAAGATAAAGAAGGAAGACCCTTCATTACACGAATGATGTTGTTAATTTCGTTAGCAACTTCGTGCTTATCCATAACATCAGTAATAGCGGTATTGAGAAGTTCTGAAAGAGAAGTTTCAGTACCAGCAGATTGACCGAATGACTCAGAGTTAGATTGTGAATCAGAATCAAATTGTGAATCAAAGAATGAATCGGCTTCATCTTCAATCACACTATCTAATTGCTTTGCTCTTTCACTATCGCGCTTCTGTTGTTTCAATGGTTGTGGTCGTGAAGCAACTGTTGGTTCGATACCTTCAGTTGGTCGCTCTTCGTGACCAAATGGGCAATTAAGAACTGTCTTAGTGTTCTTTATAGTGCCGTCAGCAGGTGTGGCGTTCTTTAGTATCTCTTTCTCCCACTCAGCCATGTCGTTGTAATCAACAACTTCATTACTGCCTTCACCACTTTCGCCACTTCCACTTTCGCTTCCGTTGTCATGCTGAGGTAGTGAGTCAATGAGTTTGTGGAATTGTTCAACAAGAACTTTGCCACGCTCTGTATCAAGTGGGTAAATAAGTGTTCTGTATTCGTCAATGATTGAACACAGTTCATCTAACTTATCTTTGTGTATAAACAACTCACGCGACTTAGTACGCACTTCTAGTGGCAGATACTTACGACCACGAAGCAACGGATAAGAGTTTGCGAATTGTTGTTCATCATTAACAAAGTAAGTCAGAACAGTTACTACGAACCAATCAACAGTTGAAGGGAATCGTGAAGTAAATAGAGTTTCAATGCGCTGGTCTTCTAGTGCATTAAACGCTTGGCGATAACCCTGTTCATTGACCCATGTGACAATCTCTGAACCTGTACGCGGTGTATAGAGAATGTGTGATAACTCGTGAAAGTTAAGACCACGAAGATTCGCAACATTAACGCCTTTGTTAAAGTCGTTGATAAGTCGTGAATTAAGTGTGATGTCACTAGCACCTGACCAAGCAGGTGCATTTAGTTCTGATGATTCAACAGTTACTTTTATTTCACGAAATGTAAGTGCTGAATTAACACGAGAGAAGTAACGAGTTAGTCGCTCGACACGAGCGCGGTTCTGCTCTTCTTCCTGTTGAATCTGAGTCGCTCTATTAACGAACTCAGTTAGTTTTGGTTGTGACATGACATTCCCTTCTAGGAATCAAGACGAGTTAAGTGTTCTTCAATGATTCTGTCGCGTGTGACAGAAGATGAATCAGTAATACCTAAATCTTCTTTGAGATTGTAAGCATTTGATTCCAACAACATCTTTACTGCTGGTCGTTCGTTTTCATCAAAGTTATTTATGAAGACCTCACAAGCAAAGTCGAATGACAACTCTGTTGCTAACTTCTCAAATGTTTTGAGGATACGAGTTGAAACAGGAGTATCGAAGATTGCGGTGCTATCTGTGTTTGAGTAGTTACTCGCACCACGAGAACGCGACCTCATGCCGTAAGCAAGTTCCAAGAGTGATTCTGATTTGAGAATCTTCTCTTCAATCTTGCGGTCATAATCGAAGTTCAACTTAATCTCGAAGCGGTCTTTCCATGCTTCATTAAGTAGTTGAGTGCCACGATAATTTGGATTCATGTCAGCGATAATTAACAAGTTGTCGTGCGCCTTGATAACTTCGTTGCCATTCTCCATGACAGTAATTGAACGGCGGTAATCAAGTAGTGGCATTAGGAATTGTTGAACATTCTTAGCAAGTGTATTTACTTCACCGATAAGAAGAACTCCACCATTACGAACTAAGCGAGTTACTGCGCCGTCACTCCATGACAAAGAACCATTGGCGTTTGGTACATAGCCACCAACAATTTGTGTGTAATCAAGTGCAGAGTTGGAAGGAATCGCAAAGTAAGGAAGACCTAACAATGAAGATACCCACATTGAAGATGTTGTCTTTCCAGTTCCAGCGTCTCCATAAAGAAGAACATTCATCTTGTTCTTCAATGCGAATTGGTACATAGCGAGTTCATCAACATCACCAGCAAACTTTCGTGAGATGTAGTGCGAGAACTCACCGACACTAGGTAGATACAACGAACGCTCACTAACTAACTCGTTAGAAGCGACTGGCTTGATACGAATAACTGAATTGTTTGCCACGATTGAATCCTTTACTGAACGCTGACCGCGATTGTCGGTGTAATACTGAGCAAGCGAAGCAGGGTCGTTATCTACTGCGCTGAAGACTGAATCGGCAACTGCTATCGCCTCTTCTGTGATGTCTTGATTACCAAGTGAGTGCTTACGAATTAGTTTCTGAATCAGAACTCGTGGGAATCCGTTTTCTCTGAAGTCTTCAACATCATTCTGTGATACAGGAATTGCAACTGGGTCACCGATAAGTGGCTCACCACTTTCATAACTGAATGGTTCAGTTATCCAAGCGTTCTGCTTTCCTTGCTTACCATTTGTGAATCGAGAACGAACAACAGTCTGTCCGTTTATGTTTGCGATAAATACCTGTCGAGTTACATTTACATCAGCAGGTTGTGAAACGAGTAGTACGCCGTAATTTGTTGTCATTTGTTTTCTTTCTCTAGGTGATTGGTATTTGGTTTATTTAGTTGTAATCAGGTGTAGATACTTCAGGGTCTTTTTCTATCTGTTTTGCCGTTGATTCAACATCAAAGAGAGTTTGTGTTATCTCTTGGAACTCATTGAAATCGTCACAACGCCATTGGATTACCTGTTGTAGTTTTTCATTAGTTGTTATCAGCGTTTCCAGTAGTCCGTCAGGTGGTGTCATACCTTCGAGAAGTGCGTGTTTTGTTGCTTCGATTACTGAACTCAACGCTAGGTCGAGAACACTTATCTCTCTATCGTTGAAGTCGTACATTCTTTCGCCCATTTATTTCTCCTTTTTCTTGTATTGGTTTATTCAGTAGGTTCAACATCAGGTGTCCATGTAGTCCAGCGAGTAACGCCTTCAACATCTAATCTGACTTTTACTAGGGAATCGCTAATGGGAACAATCTCTTGGATAGTTCCAGTCACTCGTGATTTAGTAGAGGTGAATAAGTCACCGACTGTGTATGTGATTTGCATTTGTTTATTACCTTCCTATGTATTCACCACGATTGTTAGTGAGTCACTTCGCTGAGTGGTTGTCACTAACAATCGCAGAAAGCACATAGCGGAATTACTAAGTATGTATAACTAGATTGTTCAGTTGTCTTCATTGTTCTGTCGAACAGATTGGTTACTGTCTGCACCAACAAAGTTGGCAATCCATGAACAACTGACAATCTGAGTTATACAACTTTCCATAACTCTTCTAAGCCACACGCTATACACAATTAGTTTCCTAATCGTTCGTCGTTATCGTTTATTACTTAATCGCTCGTTGTTACATTTAATCGCTCGTAATTTATTTATTCGGTGCGTTGAATAAACAAGTTAGTCATGGCGTATAACAAGTCTTCGCAAGAAAGTTTTTATTCCTAACTTTCGTAATGTAATTGTTTCCAGTTAATCCGTTAGCAATAGGTAGATTCACTATTGGTAATCGTTATGTTAATTAACTGAAACACAATTAGTTATCGCGTGCTTCTTAGTCACTATTTAATTTACGCACCTAAACTCTTTCGTCACTCTGTTTTGGTTATCAACCGCGAACCGAAGTTCTATAAACAGATACACCGCAGTTTGTAATTGCGCTTTGCCTTTTTCACTCTGACTACTAGAGATTCGGAATCACTCGACAGGTGCTACTTTTCCGAATCGCGTTGGTCGCGTGTGCAGACCCAATTATGCCATAGATGACCGACTGAGTTGTACAGGCGTGTTCATAGGGGTTTTGAGCCTAGATAGCCCTGTATGCGCCCCAGCCCCCTCATGAGGTAGTTGAATCTTCAACTAACTTCGTGGCTGCCATTCCAAGTTAGTTCGCGTTTTTGTGTGTGCCTGTTGTGCCTGTGCGCCCTGTGTGCCTACAAGTAACCCACCTGTATCCCCGTTATGAAAGTTGGTTAGTTCGTGTTTGAGCGTGCGCCCCCACATAACTATTCGCGCCAAGAGGTTTTTCTTTTCAGTAATGACTAATACAAAGATTGCAATAGATACATAAAGAATAGATAGAGATACACCTAATACAAATAAACACTTTAGGAATAGAGATAAGTAACTAGGTGTTCTGCTGTCGTGCGTATGAAGAGTTACACCTGTGGATAAAACAAGTAAGTAGGAATGGCGAAACTAAAGTTACTTCATCACTAACTGGCTACATCACCAGACCAGTCACGAAGTAACTTACCAAGATGTCTAGTGCTGAAGTTACTGGGCTTACTAGGGAATGACTGAGTGAGTCACTTAATTACTAGGGAATAACCCAGTTAGTCATAGTAACTATCTACACATAACGAATCGTTAGTTGTAACAACTAATAACTAACTACATAACAACACATAGCAACGCGAAGCGAGTAACAAAGTATGTGATAACAACTGGTGAGGTGGTCTGTTGGCTTGGTGGTATTCGCACAGACCATGTTGCAATCTGCACAGTAGCCGAAGTTATTGTCACCAATGTTGTCACCAAATAATTATTCACACCTGATAACAAAGCATGAGTTGAACAACAACCACCTGATTAGTAGTCAGGTGGTGAAGTAACAACACATACAACTGACATAACACCCCCCACCATTAAGTCAAACTCCCCAAGGGAACCCCCAGGTTGGAGACATGGTTGAGGGGTTGGAGGTTAGGCAGTAGCCGTAGACTGCTCCTGATGAAGGATAGGCTCGCTCAGTGGACCTGCCAGTTGTGTGGCAAGGTCTACGCTGTGCCTGAATTGGCCAGAATGTGCGAAAATGACCATCTAGAGGAGGATTAGAGCAAAATGGACGACGAAGATAAGCGGCTAGAGGCCATCGTACGCAAGTACGAACGCAGAAGTGGCATCAGAAGGCTCTACTGCTACCCAAATGGCCTTAAAACGGCTCCTGGGTACCTAGAATTGGAGTTTGTGGTGTGGGGTCATGTATTCTTTCGCCTGAGATTGTGGAAGATACGTCCCTTTCTCAGTAATGACTAGGAGGGTCACATGATTAGAGCAGTTGATATGCGATTAGCAGGTGCAGATAGAGAGCCCCAGTACAGGTGGTTTAAGCGGATGGTGTTTAAAGATAACTCACCTGCACCATCCTGGTCAGGACACTTCTGGCACTACTGGGTAGTAGTCACCTTTCCAAAGATAAGGAAGAGCAGATGAGCATGAAAGAGCCACCTATGGGCTCGGTGGTCATCGATGTACGTGGCAATGCATGGCAACGTAACCCAGTTGGTTGGACATCTGCTTGTGGAGATGGCTCTTGGCGCTATACCTGGAAGCAGTTACTGAAAGAAATGAATCAAGAGATGGATTATCCGACACAAGAATGGGCACCAGTGCTGGGCGACCCACGCCTTCCCATGATTGTCTATGTACCACATGAAGAATTGGTCTTTGACGATGCCGACCTATGACTTCCTCTGTTCAATTTGTAACACAGTTCAAGAGATACATCGCTCATTTGACGAGATGAAAAAGATGCCCGCCTGCTGTAATCACGATATGAAGCGCATCTACACGCCCAATGGCGTCATATTCAAAGGTAAGGGCTTCTACAAGACGGGTGGGTAATCAACGTTTCAAGACGCGCCTTATGATAGGGTGCCCAATATTTGTATGAAATAAGGAGATTAAAGACAAATGCTTGTATCGGTAGTCGGTTCTATGCACTCTTCTACAACCCTTGTAGCCACCATTCTTGGAGCGCACAAAGACCTGCATCTGATTCCAAAAGAAACTTGGATGTTTTTAAATAATCGCGCAAATGTTGTGCCTTCAATCTTAGACCCTAAGAAGTACGGGACCATCGGAGTTATAGAGAAGACCCCATCTCATTTATTTGCTATGGACACCATCGAGTCCTTATATCCTGATGTCAAGTTTATTATGACGGTTAGAGATTACCGCGATGTCGTAGCCTCTGTTAAAAACACCCATGCTGCGCCATTTCCAGAAAGAGACAAGACAGTTCTAGAGTATTTAACCAAAACCATAGAGGTAGCAGACCGAGAAGATGTGCTACTTATTAAATATGAAGAGTTAATTAAAGATTTAGAAGGCCATTGCAAAAAGATGTGCGAACACCTAGGGCTCGAGTATGACGAGCAGATGACTCGCTACTATGAGAATCGTCAACAATGGTGGGAACATAAAAATCCAGAGTACATAGAGCCTACAGACATGAAGGCCTTCTTCCAGATGCGAGCGTGGCAGGTACAACAGCCTATATTTGATGGAAGTGGACGTTGGAAGAGGGAACTCACACTCAAGGATTTGGAGTACTTCAAGTCTATTGACGAGAAGTACACCACCCGCTTTAACTATGAGCCAACTCAATGGACGGAGAACTCGTGACATACGTTATTACAGATGCATGTATTGATGTAAAAGACAAGTCTTGCATCGAAGAGTGTCCAGTAGACTGCATCTATGAAGGAGACAATCAGTTATTTATAAATCCCAACGACTGTGTCGACTGCGGTGCGTGCGAGCCTGTGTGCCCAACAAACGCCATCTACTACGTTGACGATGTTCCAGAAGATAAGAAGGTCTTTATCGAACTCAACCGAGACTTCTTTACCTCCCCTAACCAATAAGATTTTTCACTTGAGAGATAAGGCAGTAGCCCATGATTATTCAGATTATTGGACTTCCAGGTTCAGGTAAGACAGTTCTTGCAAAGACATTGATGGAGCACATTGATGCCATCCACTTGAATGCAGATGAAGTCCGTGCCGATTTAAACAAAGACCTAGGATTTACTCCTGAAGACCGCATTGAGCAATCAAGAAGGTTAGGCGCCCTTGCACGATTGCTACATGCTCAGGGGCGTACAGTTATTGTAGATTTCATATGTCCTACTCATGAGACTCGTGAAGCATTTGGAAAGCCCGACATCCTTATCTGGGTTAATCGTATTGAGGCTGGCCGTTACGAAGACACCAACAAGATATGGGAAAACCCAACCAATGTTGATTTAGTAATTCTTGATGGGCGTACAGTTGAGCAAGAGGTAGAAGATGTCATCAGAGTCTTTGGGTTACATGATTGGAAGAAGCCAACGACTCTTATGCTTGGACGCTATCAGCCATGGCATGAAGGTCATCACGCTCTCTATAACGAAGCAGAAAAAAGAACTCCGCAGGTTGTACTAGGTGTTCGAAATACTCAAGGAACAAGTGAGAAGGACCCACTCACGTTCTCTCAAGTCAAGTCCTTTATTGAGGAAGACCCAGCAATGAGGGGTGCAATGGTGTTGCGCATGCCTAACATTACTAACATCGTGTATGGTCGCGATGTCGGATACAAGATTGAGCAGGTAAAACTTGAAGATAGTATTGAGGCTATATCGGCTACTCAAAAGCGTCGCGAGATGGGTCTATAGGCTAATTACTAATGACAAGATGGAGTGGCCTGCATGAAGGTCACTCGTTCTCGCTCTTTTGTTAAGGCTCTTTCGTACCGCATCTGGGGAACACTTAGTTCTTGGGCTGTCGTCTTTGCCATTACTGGAAAAGGTACCCTGGCGGCGATTATCGCTTTCTGGGAAACAGTAATCAAGGTCTTCATTTATTATTGGCACGAGCGCGTGTGGAACCTTATTAGTTGGGGACGTAAGAACTAACTCTTAGCCGCATAATTAGTGCTATGAGTAGCCTGTCTGCAAATCAATTCGTAATGCCCAAAGACCAATACGTCAATGTGGCTATGCAGATGATGCCGCCCAGTAAAGCATCCAATACTGCAAGTAGCACAAAGGCGTAGGGAGAGAATCAATGGCAAATCAACATTGCGGTAGCGAATGGTGCAATGAACCACAAGACCACATTCACTTAGATGAACACTCTGTCAATGCCTACAAGGCGATGGCCGAGGCAGGAAAGTTATCTGCCATGGGTGCAAACATCGAACGCACTCGTACTGTACAAATTCATGACCACGCTGACCTGCTCGACCACATGAAGTCCTACAACGGCCACGGTATCGACTATGCAGAGTGGCGTTCACACCACGATGGCTATGACGACCATATCCCTGGTGTGCGTCCGAAGGACGAGAATGCTGAAGGTGAAGCAGACCGCATGACTCATCGTGAGTTAATTGCAGCACATGAACATGACCATCGCAAATTTCACGAAGATTATCCACACACCACTCTCAATGGAGAGCACTTCCACCACTAGTCGTTTCTGGAGAGAAAAAAATGAGCCGCAGCGTGTCAAGTAATCAGTTGGCTATGTTTTTGCCTGCGCGTGAGATAGCGAAGATGCCTATGACGGATGCGCACAGGGGCGAGCCCAATGAAGAGGTGCTCGCACGCAAACTCAAGTCGGCCAAAGAGGACAAGTGGGAAGATTCAAAAGGTATGTACGAATCTATTAAAAAGATTGGTGTACAAAATCCTGTCGAGATTATTCACGGTGAAAAAGGGCCGATGCTAGGAGAAGGACATCATCGCATCGCATCTGCTATGGATGTTAATCCCAATATGTTAATTCCTGTCGAGCACAAGGAACCACATGAAAAGGGCTGGGACTGGTGAGCGTTCTATCTAACGAGTTATTCTTTGAAGCACATCGTGGCATCAACACCTCGTACCCTCATTATCCTAAAGGTGGCAAGTCGTCACAATACAAGTTGGACATGAACAACCTAGGTACTCACTGGAGTGCAGACTCACAGGTGGCTAAAGAGTTTGCCAATAGCCCTAACAGCCGTGCTCTCACACCACACTGGCGTACTGACTACGCACACGTAGTGCATGCCCAAGTTCCTATGTCTTCTGTAGAGACAAACACGGAAAAAATGCGACAAGGTGGTTTTGCAAACTTTAGTAGCCAAGACCCTCATGAAGAAAAAGAAGTCATGGTAAAAGAAGGCGCTCCTGTTAAAATTACTGGAGTGACCAACCTACGCAAATCAGGAGAGGCAGTTAAGTCTCGCAAGCGCACCTTTAACCCACCTAGGGAGAAGAAGGCATGAGTGCACCTTTATCTAAACAACTATTTCACGGAACTACAGAGACTTTAAAAGTTGGAGATATAGTAAAACCGTCTGATGCAGCAATGGGTCCTGGCGCTTACGCGACTACGCACGAATTATCGGCACATATCTATGCCTCAAGTGACCAGCGGTTATCACGTAAGGGTCATCTCTTTGGCATGGTTTACAAAGTAGCCCCATTAGAAAACGATAAGACCTTGACCAACAAAGACACCATAACAAAACAAACTTATAGAAGTCAAAAGGGTTTTAAAGTCATAGGACTTCACGACTTCTCTGTACCAAGGAACGATGTCGGATGAGCGCTCCACTATCAGGTCAGTTATTTCACGGCACTATCGAAACACTAAAACCAGGTGACCTTGTAAAGCCTCGCCATAGCGGTGCCGCTGCCTGGGCAACGCCTAGTTTGGCAGATGCAGAGAAACACACTCAAGACCGCATTAGCAGCGGATTAGGTTTTGACTCTGTGGGTAAGCATCCACACCACGGTAATATTTACGAAGTAGAACCACTTGCCCCTAACTTACACTCTGATGCATCAAGTAAAGACTTTCCTGGAGCACGTTCTAGTAATATAGGTTTTATTGTAAAAAAACATGTGGCATCAGTATTAAACCCGTATATTGAGGCACGAGCAGGTAGAGACCCAATTACAAACAGCGCTTACTTTAGAGGTATCTAATGAACACATGCGAGCACGTCTATAAGTTAACTGGCGTTGACCCATGCCCATTATGTGGCAAACCTACTCATGAGATTAATTGGCGCACAGTTAACGATGCTCATGAGCAACATAAGATTGATAATCCAAACGGCTCTCCTAATGGATGGTGGAGCATATGACTCGTCGTAATCTCTCTGAGCAACAGTTTGGTCCTATGTACCACGGAACTCGTGCAGATGTAAGTGGCGGGTTCATCTTGCCTGCAGTAACTGAAGGCGAAGGACCTGTCGCACGTGCGTGGGCTACCAGTGACCCTGGTCAAGCACGTTTCTTTGGCGAAACAAAACTGCCTATAGGGGCGGAGAAGAGACCAGTAAAGGTCTATAGAGTTACACCAGTTAGTGACAATGTAAAAATAGAATCAGGAAATGTAGAGCACGAGCGGTTCTTCTCATCTCCTCACGGTTTCATGGTACTGGGAGAGCATAAGTGAGCGTTTCTAAAGAAGAGTGCCGTCTTTGCTTTCACGAGATGTTGTATGGGTGCTGTACTATAGACACCTGCAAATGTATCTGTGAGAAGAAGTAGCCATGTCTGATAACTTAAGTAGTCAATTTGATGATGTGCCTAACAAGAAGCGTTGGGTACCAGACCAACAAGGCCACTCTATTGGCTGGCACATTCTTAAGTGGCACACGAAGGGTAGAGGACCTTCTAATGCAAAGTCATTTGGTGGTGACGGCATCCTTTCACATGACTATAGCCACCATCATAAGATACACATGCAGATGCACGAGGATGGTAAGTTTGAAGTAGACCACGAGCACGAGCACTTCACCCCTAAAAAGCGATGAGGAAGAGTCCTAATCCTGCCAGGGTCAAGAAAGTTCAGGAATTAAGACGGTCGAACGCTGCGGTTCCTGTTCCCTCTAAAAAGGTGTATACAAGAAAGAAGAAACACAAGAACCGTTAATTTTTGTGATAGGGTGGCAATATGAATGATGAAGAAGCATTACTACCGTGTGAATGTGGCGCTAAGCATTGGGGCAAGTATGGTGCAGCAGGCATTCTTATCGTCCACAACAATAAAGTTTTGTTGGAACTACGTTCTAAGAACGTAAGTCAACAACCCAACACTTGGGGTATTCCTGGTGGTGCTCGTCGTTATGACGAAGACTACTCGATGGCTGCATATCGAGAGACTCAAGAAGAACTCGGATTAAATCCTGGAAAAATAATTGTCTATGATTCAGTTGTCAGCGACCATGGAAATTGGCAGTTTCACACCTTCTTAGCAACAACAGATGAAGAGTTAGTTCCAACAATAGACACCGACGAAGTAGAAGAAGCAATGTGGGTTCCTTTTGAAAAGGTATCTCTACTACTTCTTCACAAAGACTTCGCTTCATTTTGGCAGGTGTTTAAAGCAAACTTTATTTCCACAGAAACGGAATAACTACGCATGAAAAATGCAAAAAAGATTTTGTTTGATAATTTTGAGTCTCACATACCTCAAAGCGTTGTACCAGCAAAAACACTCGTGCCTAAATGGTATAAGGACGAATCACCATGGGTGAATAGGCAGATAACAAGTGAGTTTAGAAAGACCTTTAAAATATGCATGCCATTTTTTGACGCACTTACCGTCGGTTATTACTTGACTTTACCTATGGACATTTTTGTGGAAAATAATGGTGAGGGCTTTCCTTCAACAATTGTTTGGAAAGATACTGAAACTCCTATGGTCCATAAACGAACTCCCGAAATTAGTCAAGGAATTCCAATCCCAGATTCGTTTGAAAAGACAGCATTTGCTTGGGTCACTCCAATAACATTGCAACTTCCAAAAGGTTACAGTCTCCTATTTACTCATCCGTTTAACAGGCTAGATTTACCCTTCTATACGCTGACGGGTGTTGTAGATTTACAATTTGCATTAAACCGTGGAAGCATCCCCTTCTTTTTACAAAAGGGGTTTTCAGGCATAATTCCTCAAGGAACTCCTATGGCACAGGTAATCCCATTTAAGAGAGAGTCTTGGGTTCTTGAGCACTCAAAAGGACTTACTAAGGAAGCATTGGACAACGGTAGACGGTCTCTTAGTCGCGTAAGCGGGTGGTACCGCGACACCTTCTGGCATAAGAAGTCATATAATTAGACAAACTGGACAAAACGGACATATAGGACTTAGTTTAGGCTTATTGCCTTTTATAGACCCCTGGTATCCTTAAGTCAGGAAAGAGGTCGAAAACCATGACTACGATTATTGGTGTCCAGTATGAAGACCACTGCCTGCTTATGGCAGACAATCAAGTAACACTTGATGGTGGACGTCGCAGTAATCATCCAGCCATGAAAAAAATCAGTCTTGTAGGAGAGTACTTAGTTGCTGGTTCTGGAGAGGTTGCACCTTGCGATATTGCGCAACACCTATGGGTTCCACCTGCAATGGCTGCTAAAGACAGAAAAGACACGTATCACTTTGTTATCGCTAAATTGATGCCATCACTACGCCTCTGCTTAGAAAACAATGGCTATGATTTTAACGAAGGAAAATCTGAAGGAAAAGCAAGTGAAATGCGGTTTAACTTGCTAATTGCTGTCAACGGTCAGATATTTGATATTGCTGATGATTTATCAGTGTGTATGTCCGATGTAGGGTTTTATGGTGTTGGGTCTGGCTCCCCATATGCTCTTGGAGCCCTGTACGCGGGCGTGAAGCCAGAAAAAGCAATGACTGTTGCTGAAAAAATAGATGTAAACACATCTGGACCTTTTCAAAAGGAACTTCAACACAAAAAGTAAGTTTTGTGAAATAAATCACACTCCTGTAGAGTTACATCTATGGCTTGCCGTTTGGGAGCCATTCACCCATCTCGTCTAAGGAGAGATTATGTACCCTATGCAAAAAGGCAAACAGTTTGCTAAATACCCTCATTATGAGTCTACTAAAGTTGAGAGGCCTACGGACCCCTTTCAACTTCTAACCCCCTTCTTAAGTTCGTGGACTGTCGGTTTTGAACGACATTTTGAACTTCTTGAACAACTACGAAAAGAGAATAAGTCAACTTATCCTCCATATAACATCGTCCAGGTCGATGATGAGGAGACTTACCTCATCGAAATAGCGGCCGCTGGGTTTACTAAATCTGACATTGAAATCACATTTCAAGACAACAGCCTTACCGTTACAGGTAAAAAAGACGACGATGCAGCAGATTATGTCCATAAAGGCATAGCCGCTCGTAATTTTGAGCAAAAGTTTGCATTAGCCGATGATGTAAAAGTTATCTCTGCTCACATGAAGGATGGTATTTTGACCATTCGTCTAGAGCGAGAAATACCTGAGCATAAGAAGCCACGCACCATAGACATCCAATAACATACTGGTACAACTTCATAAGAGGCTCCTGGGTACGAGCACGCAAAAACTGCCCACCAACATCTGGTAGGCTCACGTCATGATTGTTAGCCTAAGTAAAGAAGAAGTAAGAGCCTGTGCAGACATCGCATTAAACCGATGGATGATGAAGTGGGGTTCAATTGACCGCCCTAACTATGCAGGAGATAACAAAAGCAAATTAGAACCAGAGATTGCAGCAAATGTTCGCACTATCGTTGCAGAGTATGCAGTTGCAAAACTCTATAAAATGCCATTGACATTTCCGTTCTATCCAAATGAAGAACACATATATCGTCAACACATTCCTGACGTCGGTTCAAATATTGAAGTTAAAAGTATACGAACACGTGATGAGATTCCTGTGTTTCCAAAAGATATAAAGCCTGGAAACCTTCTTGTTGGTGCAAGAGTGCTTGACAGAGATTACTATTCTGAAGTTGAGATTTATGGATGGATAAGAATGGAAGATGTACAGCGAGACGAATGGAAATACACACCAGAGGGTTCATGGAGAATCCCATTAACAGAGTTTAATGACTCGATACCAGAGGTCATTCATGTCTAAAACACAAGATAAGAGAAAGCAAAGAAAAATCGAACACGCAGAGTTTATATGGAAACAGGCACAACTACGTGCCGCCCTTGCTAAGACTGACCTGGACCTAGCCGTAGAGTCCTTCAAGGATGCTATGGGTGAGTTAACAGAGGAGCAGGTAAAGGCGACTGAAGAGAAGGCTCAGGAGCAGTACAAGCGGATTGAGGAGTACCTCATGAGCGAAAAAGAATTGTATTTAGAACGTATGGGAATTCAACAGGACTGATAATTGTCCTGTGTTTAAACGAATTCTTCTTGCGTCGGTCCTAGCGGCCGTACTATCAAGTTGCAGTTACCAGGGGTTCTACCGCTATCCTTGCCAAGACCCAGCAAACTGGGAGATGGCAGAGTGCAAACCGCCCGTTTGTGAAGTGAACAAGACTTGTCCAAAAGACCTAAACACTAACATCACAGTAGAAACAGAAGGAACAACAAATGGCTAAAGAAAAACTTACACCACAAGACCTTGATGCTCGCCTTAAGTTTATTTTAGGAATTACATTAGGGTCTATCTTGTTCCTCACTGCTGTAGGAATCCTCTACGGCCTTCTGTTTGTTACTCAACCAATCGGAGCACAATCTGAGAACGACAAGATGTTTTTTAACGTTCTAGGAAGCGTTGCAACCTTTATTACAGGAACTCTTGCTGGTCTATTGATTGGTCAGAGCGGTGCAAAAGATGTAATGGCAGCACAGATAGCGAATAAAGAAGTTGATGCAAAGAACACACTAGAAGATAAAAAATTAGAAGCAGAGATTGATGCTACCGCAGCACGTCTTGCAGCAAAGCCTAATGGCGCAATGCCAGAAGAACAACCAGTTGATACAGATTGGGACAAGGACTAATGGCCGAACAAGGAACAGCAAAACGACTTATTGAAGTTGCTACAGCAGAGATTGGGGTCATTGAAGGCCCTAAAGATAACGAAACTAAATATGGCGCTTTTATGAAAGCAAACTTCCAACCATGGTGCGGAAGTTTCGTAAATTGGGTGGCCTCCGAAAGTGGCGTAAAGGTGCCTAACACTGTTTACACTCCAAGTGGTGCACAGGCATTTAAAAAGGCTGGCTCATGGATTGACGGAGATGTTGCAGACCCAGAACCAGGAGATATAGCCTATTTTGATTTCCCCGCAGACGGTGTCGATAGAATTTCTCACGTTGGAATTGTTATCAAAGACAACGAAGATGGAACCGTTTGGTGTATCGAAGGAAACACATCTTCGAAGAAATCTGGAAGTCAACGAAATGGCGGAGAAGTTTGCAAGCAACTGCGTGCCTACAAGAAGAACAAGGCTGGTGTTATGATTTCAATCGTTGGCTTTGGTCGTCCAAAGTTTAAAGGTGCAGGAGCATCGAAGCCTGCAACAACACAGTCTGCAGAACCAAAAGTTTGCAGCGAGTGCAAACGTCCTCTTTAAGACTTAATTGCGCTTAATCGTTTTCCACAGGAAACACACATTTCGTAGGTATATCCTGTAAAAGGACATGAACTCTTCTCAAAAGTCTTGTGCCTACAAGTAAATGCTTTTATAAATTCTCTTATCATGAGTTGCACCTTACCAGATTCAGTAAATAGGGCAAAATTGTGTCATGACTGCAGTCGATACTAGGGCTCCAATTACGTCTTTTGATAGATGTGATAAGTGCGGTGCACAAGCCATGGTAAGAGCAACCTTGATAGCGGGACAGTTATACTTTTGTGGCCACCATGCACGTCAAGTAGGCTCTACACTAGTAACTCAATCTATAGAGGTCTATGACCCAGAAGGCGTGTTTAACTATGGCAAGCAATCTGTATAGAGTTGGCGTAGGAATGATGGGTGGCCGTACAGGCACCTACGGACGCTACAGTATTGGACCACGAGTAAGTGGGCTTGCACCTCAGTTTAATAAAAGTCCAAATGTTGAAGAACAACAGATGCGTAGATTTGGACGTAAAAAAGAATCTGGATACACAGGTGCGGGCTATTGGTACAGCAACTATCCAAATATGATTGGAGCAATGGGTTCTGGTGGGGTTACTAATGAAGTTCCAAATCCTCCTAAAAAAATGAGCAAGTCAAAGAAAACTACAAATACTGTTGACACTATGGGAATTGGTGGAACAACATTTAATGGTGCAGCAGGAGTAAGTTAATGGACGAAGTATTTGGTTCACCAAAAATGCAAAGGCAAACACTACGCGTTAATCAACGTCGTAGAATAACACAGCACTTTGGTTACAACGCTAATTTAGGCTATAAATCAAAAGCAGAACCTAGCGTTGTATCGTGGTCAAATCGTGGCAAAGGTGTGCAGGGAGAATCAGTCAATTCACAAAATCCTGCCTCTAAATTAGTAGTGCGAAGAAACTGGAAACCAGTATAATTTAATCTTCGAGGGGTACAAATAAAAAGATTCCGAGGGGTTTCTTGACACTACTGCGTTCATCCGCAGCACAATCTGGTTTCTTTAATCGTTTATCATTTTTATTAGGTGCAAGTTTTATCTACTTGCTTTTAACTGTCATCCCTTCATATGCAGAAGAAACATCAACAGTTACTATTGCCTCAAACTCTACGGTTAGTCCTTCCACATCAACTTCGACTGAACCCGTTCCAAGTCCGACTCAAGAGCCAACGTCCGAGCCTTCGCCCACTTTAACTCCTCAGCCAACTTCCGATTCCTCTGCTCCCACTGGAGAATCCTCTCCATCTTCTGGGACGAGTTCAACTCAAGAAGCCGTTGTAGAACCTTCACCCTCTGTTTCAACGGAGCCGTCCCCTGAATCCACCCAACAACCATCCCCAGCAGAAAACTCAACAACAACAACAACATCCACTGATACTCCACCTGCGGTTACCTCCCAACCTACTCCTCCACCTGTTGTAACAGAAACAATCACTGGTGGTGGAGATGACACTTCTTATCGAATTCCACTAGAGACAACTGTAATGTTTAACGGCGTTGAATATACGGATGTTTATGCTACAACAAACTCGGTAATCACCTTTGGTCAACCTGATGGAACATTCCACACCTATCCAAATACTCCGTCTATCTCTATTGAATCTAGAGACTGGTGGGCATTGCCACATCATATGCCAGACACCCACTTCATTATTAGAACTTCAGAGGGTGGATTTCAAGTGGATGGAAAATATCGTCCATACGGTTCTATGACTGGAGAGACAACACAGATTGTTATTACTGGTCAAATTCTTACAGATGGGACTGTTTCTTACACATACTCTGTTGAAGGACGCCTATTTGGTGATGAGCGTACTGGTGCGCGTTTACAAGATGGAACAATTGTTACACTAGAAGAGGCTGGTGTTACTCAAATTGAACAACCTATCGAGTTAACTCCTGAACCAGTTGTAGAGCCTACTCCTCAACCTGAACCGACTCCTGAGCCTCAGCCCGAGCCATCACCTGAGCCCACTCCGACTCCCACACCCACACCAGAACCAACACCAGAACCAGAACCAACACCGCAGCCAGAACCAACCCCAACACCAACCCCAGAACCAACTCCAACGCCTACTCCTGTTCCCATTGAACCAGAACCCACACCAGTAGTCCCACCAGTAGTGGAACCAATACCAGAACCAACTCCATCACCTACTCCTCAACCTCTTCCAGAACCTGAGCCAACTCCCGTACCAACACCAGAGCCAACACCAGTCCCGCAACCAGAGCCAACACCACAACCCGAACCTTCACCTGTACCTACTCCTTCTCCTTCTCCTGAACCCACGGCTCCAGAACCTCAACCAGAGCCTCAGCCTCAACCAGAGAATCCTGTGGAGCCACCAGTGACTGAAGAACCTGAATCTCCTGAAGAGAATCCAGAAGAACCTTCCGAAGAGGAAACACAAAATCAGGAAGAGGAGACAACGGATGCTCCAGAAGATGACACTCCGTCAGACACTCCAACCGATGAAGAGAGTTCTGAAGACACTCCTGAATCTTCCGATAATCAACAACCAGACTCATCTGAGGAACCTACTGATTCAGATACAGAGCCAGAGCAGAGCCCCACAGAAGAAGGGTCACAACCCACAACCCCCGAAGAAACTGACGGAACCGAGGACCCTGTGGACGAACTCCCTTCTGAAGAATCAGAAGAGCAAGAACAAGACAACCAAGAGCAAGAAAATCAGTCTGAAGAATCATCCCCACAGCCTACACCAGAAACCGTCATCTCTGACGCACTTGCTGATGGCAAGTTAACAGCCGCAGAGGTGGCTGCTGTTGTCACAGCGATTGTGGAAAGCCTCCAACCAGGTGAAGCAGTGTCTAGCGAGACTCTACAAGAGGCTGGAATTACTTACAGTGATTTACCTCCACAAACACCTGTCGATGTTAGAACCGATGAGAACGGTAATGAGGTTATCATTACTGCAGAAGTTGCCGCCGCTCTCACACTTATTGAAAACCCTTCTGAATTACTTGGCGCCCTATTTGAAGACCCAGGTCAAGTTCTTCTTGCATTAGGAAGCATCGGTGCAGACATGTCCGAAGAAGAACGCGAAGAAGCAACAAAGATGGTTGTAGCAACTGTAATCGCTGCAGGTGCTGCTATCAATGCTGCAACAGCAGCCGCTGCTGCGGCTGCAGCCGCAACAACAACTGGAGGGTCAACTGGAGGCAGCAGTTCAGGTGGCGGTGCGCCAACTGGAGATAGTAAGGCCGTTAGGAGACGACGTAAATGATTAAATTCCTTAAAGATATGCTCGACCAACTATGGACACTACTAGGTATGTTTATTGCCTGGATTGTGCTTGATGGAAGCGCAAAAGATGTAGTGGGAGTAGCCACTATTGCAACTTTATTTGCATGGATGGTGACGTATCCCCTGCGCAACCGCGAAGATTAAGAGACTATTTACTTTGAGAAGGGCATCTCATTTAGGAGAGATATGGATAAGAAAGCACTAGAAGAAGCAGTAGGTACATACCTACGTGCCGCAGCCGCAGCAACTGCTGCTTTGTACATGAGCGGTATTTCAGACCCAAAGACTTTGCTGAATGCATTTATTGCAGGTCTTCTCGGACCATTGGCTAAGGCACTCAATCCAAAAGACCCGTCATACGGGTTCGGCAAGAAGAAGTAGTAGAGGTAGAAGGATGACGCTTGAGGCTATTGCTGGTGCAATTATTTTTATCGCATCGGTTGCAACTGCTTTAGGCGTCATCTTTCGCCCAGGCTACAAGAAGGCAAAAGAATTTGGGGATTGGTTTGACCATTTTCGTAGAGATTGGATGGGCGAAGAAGGGTCTCCTGGGCGTGACCGCGTGCCTGGCGTCATGGAGCGTCTCAATAAACTAGACGGTGAGTTAAGCCAAAACGGCGGTAAATCTACTAAAGACGTTGTAAACAAGATGTTTTATAAACAAGAAAAACTTGAAGAAAAGGCTGACATGATGCTGGAAGCCTTTGTAGAGATGGGTGAACGGCTTATAAAGATTGAGGACTCGTTAAATACCCAAAACAAGTAAGACTGAGAGAAGATTAGCCCATGAGCATGCAACCTTCATTTTCTAGCGGTGACGTAAACCCCTTTAAGTGGATAGCCAATAAACTAGGGCAGTATCCAAAACAAACTACTCCTGAATACCATCATGCTGTGGCACTTCATCAGGCTCAGTATGCAGCCCATCAATACGGTATAGAAGCGGAGTCTCACAAGGCTGCTCTTGCTGAGCAGTCTGCTGTTACTGCACATGGTCGTAACATGGAGTTCTTTGGTTCCGTACTTCGACATGCAAAACATGAGACACCAATTCATTTAAGTATTGGTGATACTAGTGCTCAGTTTACTAAAAAACCAAAAACAGTAAGAGCAGCAAAGGCTGCACCAACTGACGAAACTAAAACAACACGTCCACTTCCAGTACGTGACCCTAAAACAGGCCGTGCAATGAAAGCACCTGAATAATGCCAGCATCATTAGTAGGAGATGATGACTCTTACAAACACTTTGGAGCAGGATACGGAGATAGGCACGCTCCCCTGACTCCTTCAGAAAAGAAGATGGTTAGATTTTCTAATCGTTCTTTTGGCTCTCTTGTTGATAGAGACGCCGCTATTCGCTCACGGTTTGGAATGCACTCTGTTGATTACTATCGTAAGTTAGAGACTATCAAAGACCATCCACAACTAGGAAAACAAACTCGTAGTCGTTTGTCAAACCTAATGTCTACTCCAGGACCAATGACTGGTGGCTCACCTGTTTTAGACAGCAAACAATTTTCACACGGATTGGATTGGTAATGGCAAAAAAATCGGAAGCATGGCAACGTAAAGAGGGCAAAAACGCCAAAGGTGGATTAAATGAGAAGGGGCGGAAGTCATACGAACGTGCAAATCCTGGTTCTGACCTAAAGCCTCCAGTTAAAAAAGAACAGGCTGCAAAGTCTAAGAAATCAGCAGCACGTCGCAAATCATTTTGCGCTAGGATGGAAGGCATGAAGAGTAAGAACACCTCTTCAAAGACTGCTAGAGACCCTAACAGTCGGATTAATAAATCACTACGAGCATGGGACTGCTAAATGTTAAAGAAACTACTTATCAAACTTGGTCTAATGAAAGACCCAAAAGCAATTATTGAAAGCCTATTGAAGGAACTGGATGCAGTTGAATCTGCAAAGAAGAAGAAGGCTCCAGTGAAGAAAACCGTTGCAAAGAAGGTAGCAAAGAAGGCCCCTGTCAAGAAGGCTGCTGCCAAGAAGAAAGCCGCAAAGAAGGCGAAATAATGAAATGTGCTAACTGCAGTAGAGACGCCTTTTATATTTACCAAATAACCAAACAAAAAGAAATTCTCTATTGTGGTAAACATTTGCCAAACTTCTTAGAGCCACGTCGTAAGGCAGGCCTTTTAAAAACCACCGAGCAGTTAAAGGTCGAAAGAGAGTCTGCTATTGCAGTACTCAACGCAGATGAGCCCACAGACGAAGTTCAAGCACCTAAGCCAAAACGCAAGAAGAAGGCGGCTGAAGAACCGAGCGAAGAATGAAAGTGATTCGCAAGTTCGCAGTGCAAGGACATGCTGTACCATCAGCATCACACAGTCCAAGAGGACCGTTTCCTCCTGAAGTCCTAGCAGGGCCTCAGATGGCTTACGGCGACGAACATTCGGATTCCTTACATCCAGCACTAGACGAAGTACGCTTCTTCAAATGTCGCGACTGCGAAGAGGTGCTTTTTGAGACTGAATTAGACAACCACACATGTGAGGAAGAAAACTAATGGCAACAAATAACAACGGGAATCTTCTCGATTCCGCAGGTGAAGTCGCAATTGATTTTGTATGGGGTAACTTCCCTATTCAACCAAATGACGCTCGCCCAGATACAACGGCAGGTCGTTTAGACCCAGCACTTGATAACCACATCATCGCTCTTTCAGGATGGGGCGGATACCCACTATTCACAGCAAACTCAGCAGGAGAAGATGTAGTTGGTGCAACTGACTACGTACTTGTTCCTTCAGTAATTGGTCTTACAACAGCACTAGCAACTGACGCAATGAAGGACGCATCACTCGTTCCTACAACTGCAACAGCAGCAACAAACGCTGCAAAGGCAGTAACAGCAATTGCTCGTACTGCTGGAAGCACAACTATTACAGTAACATCATCAACTCACGGATTCTCAGTTGGTCAGAAGGTTGTTATTGCTAACTCAGGCAGTGCAACAGCAAACGGCACATACACCGTTGCAACTTCAAGCACCAACTCATTTACTGCAACAGGTACAAACACTGATGTTCTTGCACTTACAGGACTATCAGCAACTGCTGTCGGTCTTGAAGGAACTATCAAGACTCAATCAGTTGCCGCAGGTGCAAACAACACAGCACCAGGTGCAGCAGTAACAATTACACCATTTGCAGTAGCGTCCTAATATAAGTTATGGCACGAGTCAGAGGAGGAGGAGCAGGCGCTAGTCGTCGGCCTGCCCTCCCCTCTGCTCAAGAATTATTGGGAGCAATGGGTAAGCCGTATGGAATCGGCTCCAAGACAACCGCAGGAATGATGAAGGCCTTGTCACAAGAGGGCTCATTTCAAAGTCCATTTTCTGCATTACCTACAGCAGCATCTGCTGGTGAATTCTTTGAAACAGTATCCTTATTAAGCGCAGATGAAACCCTGCGCTTCTACAACCCACAAAGCCCTGACGACGTTGCTCGTCGTAATCAGGCAGGTGAGGCAGTATTTCCAGGACTCGGTGAAGACGTCTACTATATAGACGCACAAGGTAATTTTGTTGACCGTTCTGCTGGTCGTAAGTACTACGATGAAGATTTAGACACTGGTGAAGTAGTTATTCCTGGTGAAAAGGGTCCGCAATTTGGCGAGTCTGACGCTCCAGCGCCGTTATCTCTAGTGCCAACCTCTACAACTAATCCAGAACGCCCTCGCACTGTAGCCGCTGGTTATGACCGCCAGCGTTCAGTGTTGACTGTCGTATTTCGTGACGGTACTTATTACAACTATTATGAAGTCAATACTACAGAATGGCAAGACTTTAAGCGTCGAGTCTCTAAAGGCCAATACATTTATAAGGTTCTAGACTACAAACCACGTGGTCCAGCAAGTGTCTCATCACTTCCCGCGTACGCACGCACGGCTTTGTATAAGATAACCCGCGCTGTACAGTTAACCAACGAACGTAAGCAGTATGACCGTATGGCTAAAAAGAACACCCCTAAAGCACCAAAGGCAAATAAACCAAGAAAGAGATAAATGCCAAAGGCACACAATATTGGACCACTATTTGTACAAGTGACTAAATTCCCCTATGAATGGGATGGAAAACTGCTTGTTCGTGGTTGGACTCAAGAGATTGAGGAACCCTTTAGAACTTCTGAACCCCTAATATTTAAACTACCTAACTATCGTGCCCTAGTTATTGGCCGTTGGACTGGTGCGAAAGATGAAGAAGAAGCGCTAAACTCTGCCCTAGAAAGGCGGGATGTAACTTACGATGATTTTACGGAAAAAGCAGGATGGACACCAGCCCCAGACTCGGATAGAGAAGAGAGTGTCGACGATTTCCACCCCAGACTTGATAGCCTGGATGGAGCACTCGATGTACTCGATTGGGAAACATATCACGATATATCAAAAACAAAATAGCACTGCCGACCTTGATGAGGTTCTTATGGGTGCAGAAGCGTTTCATGCAATTGCCAAGGAGTTAAAGAAACGTCATGTTTTGTGATACGATTTCTTTGCTTCACCTCTCTACAGGTCTGGCGTTGACCCACCCAAAAGGTGGGTCACGCTGTTTAATGGGTGCATATGGAACAAGATAAGTTTGAAGAAATCAATCCTGAGTTTTTTCTACAGGATGAGCAGCCAGTAGAAGAGTCTGTTGATGAACCCTTAGATGAATTATCGCAACAGTTTGTAGACAAACTCATAGACAAGATGCTTGAGTTTCTCGTAGTACTTGTGGGACACGACCTGCACGCTTACCAGAAACCGCTTGCTCGTCGTATTATGGAATCCGTCATCATTAATGATGGTGAAGAAATCACTGCTCTTGCTTCTCGTCAGTCTGGTAAATCAGAAACTGTTGCAGACACTGTAGCAACTATGATGATTCTACTTCCCCGTCTTGCAAAACTGTATCCTGATTTACTTGGAAAGTTTAAAGACGGTATTTGGGTTGGTTTATTTGCTCCTACAGAATCTCAGGCTGAAACGTTATTTGGCCGTACTGTTACTCGTTTAAGTTCAGAGCGTGCTTTAGAAATTATGGATGACCCTGAAATTGATGATGCAGCCGCACGTGTGGGAGGTGTTACAAGGCAAATTCGATTAAAGAAATCGGGTTCTACTATCACAATGATGACTGCAAACCCAAGAGCAAAAATTGAATCTAAATCTTTTCATCTTGTAATAATCGATGAGTGTCAAGAAGCCGACGACTTTGTTGTTTCTAAGTCTATCTCTCCTATGTTGGCGTACTACGCAGGAACAATGGTAAAGACTGGCACACCAACGACTAGTAAAAACAACTTCTATCGCGCTATTCAATTAAACCGTAGACGACAGACAGGTCGTGCTTCTCGTCAAAACCATTTCCAATGGGATTGGAAAGATGTAGCAAAGTTTAATGCAAACTATGAAAAGTTTATTAGAAAAGAAATGTTGCGTATTGGTGAGGACTCTGATGAATTTCAAATGTCGTACAACTGTAAGTGGTTGTTAGAGCGTGGAATGTTTGTTACCTCATCAGTAATGGATGAACTTGGTGACACATCACAAGAGTTAGTAAAGTCTTGGCACAAGACTCCAGTTGTTGTTGGTATCGACCCTGCTCGTAAGACAGACAGCACCGTTGTAACTGTTGTTTGGGTCGACTGGGATAGGCCTGATGAGTTTGGGTATTTTGACCATCGCATTCTCAATTGGCTTGAAATGCAGGGAGATGACTGGGAAGAGCAGTATTATCAAATTGTTAACTTCCTTGAGAACTATGACGTACTTGCAGTTGGCGTAGACGCTAACGGTGTAGGTGATGCTGTTGCACAAAGACTAAAACTTCTTTTGCCTAGAGCAGAAGTTATATCTTTGACATCAAGCCCATCCGAGCAGTCAAAACGTTGGAAACACCTACAGGCTTTAATCCAACGTAAAATGATTTCATGGCCTTCTCATGCAAAGACAAGGCGCCTAAGAACGTGGAAGCGGTTCTACCAACAGATGGTAGATGCAGAGGTGCAATACAAAGGTCCTAATTTTCTTGTAGCCGCCCCTGACGAATCCTACGCTCATGACGACTTTGTGGACTCCTTGTCTATCGCTTGCTCCCTTACTCAGGACCTCGTTATGCCAGAAATTGTTGCATCAAGTAATCCTTTCTTTGGTTAAGCCACACAAACTACTTAAAAGGGTGGAAACTATTACCAGGTATACCTAAACCTAGAAACAAGGAGTCTCCAATGGCTATTTCTCCAGCACCTCGCTTTCCAGAGCGTGCACCTAATCTCTACGAGCGCAAGATGGGCGACAACCCAGTTCGTCGTGGACCACTACGCTTTGAAGAAGGCGTAGCAACTGATACTGATGTTCCAAACGATTTCGTAAAAGGAATGCAGCAGGGCGCAGCAGTTGCTCCAGGTCGTCCAAACCGCAATGCACCTGTATGGCAGAAGCCTGCTGCTGAGACACTCTCAGAGCGTGCACATGTTGGTTCGGCTGCATGGATTGAAGCACCAACAATGCTCGGCGAGTTTGCTCACGGCACATACACAGACCGTGCAGAACAGATGATTGAAACCGTTGTTCGTTCAGGCGGACGTCAACAGCGCCAAGCACCAACAGTCGTAAACGACTAGTTATTTAGACAACCTGAACCCGCCTATACGGTAGTGTATGGGCGGGAACAAGGTGCATTCGGAGGAGTTCAGTGAGAAAACCTGCTAATTTAAAATTGTATGCGATGTTTATCGCACAGGCCAAAGCAAAATATTCTACATGGCCTAATCCTGGTGCTAGTGCTTGGGTTGCAAAAAAATATCAACAAGCAGGTGGTCAGTACGTAGAAACAACAGAAGAAGACCGTCGTCGCAAAATGGCACAGAAGAAACAACAACACGAACAAGAAAACAAACGCAATATTAAAAAAGAAGTTTCAAAAAAAGAAACACAAAAATCCGAAAAGGATAAAGGCAAGAAGTAATGTCATTTCTTGATTTCACGCCACCGTCATACCGCGCAGCGTCATCCGACCTTACCATTTCTATTTCACCACTTGGTCTTGTAGAACTTGCTGATGAAGAATTTGAGGTTCACGGTCCTCGATTAAACCGTTACTCTCTAAACTGGGCAATGTATTTAGGGCATCACTGGGGTTATCGTCGTGAACAAGGCGAAATGCAAATTGCAGTGAACTATTATCGTGCGTTTAATGACTACCTTGCAAGATTTGTTTTTGGTCGCGGTGTTCACTTTCGTTCGCCAAAAGCAACTGAGGCCATTATTCCAGACCGTTTAGAGCGTATCTGGGACGTAGATAACGACAAGATGCGTGTCTTACTTGAAATGGGACAACAAGGCGGCATTACAGGCGATGTGTTTGTTAAAGTAGCATACGAAGAGCCATGGACAGATTCTGCTGGAAGGTTCCATCCTGGACGTGTTCGCATTCTGCCAATGAACTCCTCATTTTGTTTTCCTGAGTTTCACCCACATGATAGGACTCGTCTACTTCGCTTTAAACAGAAGTATCGTTTTTGGGGAACTTCTCTAGAGGGTACCCGTCAAGTGTTTACTTACACTGAAATTTTAACTGATGACGTAATTGAAGAGTACATCAATGATGAACTCATCGATTCACGTCCAAATCCACTTGGACTTATTCCAGTGGTACATATTCCTAACGTTCCTGTTTCAGGTTCACCCTGGGGTCTCTCGGACGCACATGACATCATCACTATCAACCGTGCATATAACGAAATCAGCACCGATGTCGCAGACATCATTAACTATCACGCTTCTCCTGTGACAGTTATCGTTGGTGCTAAAGCCTCTAACCTTGAGAAAGGTGCAAAGAAAGTTTGGGGAGGTCTTCCAAAAGACGCCCAAGTATTCAACCTTGAAGGTGGTGCACAAGGAATTGATGGCGCATTAAAATACCTTGAGTTGTTGAAACGCTCAATGCACGAAATGATGAATATTCCTGAGACTGCGCTTGGACAAGTTCAACCAATCTCAAACACATCAGGTGTTGCTCTGTCTATTCAGTATCAACCACTGATGAACCGCTACTCACAAAAGGTAGCGCAGTATGGTAAGGGCCTTGAGCGAATCAATGAACTTGCACTTCGCACCCTTGTCATCAAAGAACCGCAAACATTCTTGTACAACCCAGATGAGGACGGCCCAATCAAGGCAGGTCAACTAGACCGATTAGACCCTAATGACCCAATCTCGTACATGAACTACGTACAGTTCCCACCTCCTCTTCCTCTAGACAAACTTATTGTGCTTAATGAAATTCAAACCAAACTTGGTATGGGCCTTGAGTCAAAGGAAGGCGCTCTTCGTACTCTAGGAGAGGAATTCCCTGAAGAGAAACTACAAGAAATTCGCCGTGAACTTATGGAAGATGCCAAGGCGGACGGTGCGTTATCCCTTATTCGAGTTCAAATACAGAAGCAAATTCAAGATTTAACAGGAATGATGCCTGGACCTGATGGCGCAAACGCAGTCCCACTAGCACCAACGCAGTTAGGGGATGGGGATGTTATGGGTGACGGTATTGAAGGCGCTCCAACCCCAGAAAAGGTTGAAGACCCCGCTGTTCAAGAAGCAAAGATGATTGAGGACCAAGCAGAAGCAGGCATTAGAAATGACTTGCTTACTCAAGCCTATGGAACCAAGATTCCACAACGACGAACGGTAGATAAAGAGTAGATTTCCAATCTGTAAAAAGTTTGGAATATAACGAGACAATTGCGTACAAATGTAATGCAATTATCTCATAACAACCAAGGGCTACGCCGAAAGGCATACGGACAACTACACAAGAAAGATAAGTGAATACTGCTATGGATAACCAAGTAGATATGACAGATGCAAATCTGTCTGCAGTTAATTTAACAATGAGTAGTCAGGCTGAAACCCAGACTGCAAATTCGTCATTTACTGCTTACACAGCCGATGATATTGCAAAGGCTCGTGAGCAAGAAAAGGCAAAGTTGTATCCACAACTTGAAAAGATGAAAGAAGAACTCTCGTCCCTTAAGAAAGAACGTGAGGAAGCGGAAACTCGTGAAGCAGAACGTCAAACACGTATTGCTGAAGAGGAAAACCGTGCAGCACAGTTGAAGAAGGAACAGGAAGAAAACGAACTGTCCTTTAAAGACCTTCTCAAAAAGAAGGAGCAAGAATTCCATTCTCAACTAGAGAATGAACGTCTTGAAAGAGAACGTGCTATTGCACTCTTAGACCAAGAGCGCAAATTCCAAGAGTTGATGAATTATCGTCAATCTCGATTGGAACAGGAACGAAATAACATCATTCCTGAACTTATCGATTTAATTGAAGGTGATTCACCAGATGCAATTGAGCAGAGCATCGCAACTTTAGTAGAAAAGTCTGCTCGAATTCTCGATTCCGCTCAACAGGCTATGCAGTCTGCACGAGCACAAATGGCAGGACCTCGCGTAACAGCACCTGCCGCAGGACCCCTCGACACCAATTCGGACACACAATCGTTAACTCCTGATTCAATCAGGGATATGTCATTGGCAGACTATGCGAAACAAAGAGCCAAATTACTTGGCAATGCAGCAAACAATCGTGGTCAGGGACTGTTCGGTTAACCCAAACATCTATCTAGAAAGGACTTGACCTAAATGGCAAGTGCAATTACAGGTACTGGTCAACTCGCCAGCGCCCCTACCGCTTATTCAGGCTCTAACTCATCTCTGAATCAAGCAATCCAGACAATCTGGTCCAAGGAAATCTTGTTCCAGGCAATGCCAATTCTTCGTTTTGAACAGTTTGCTGTTAAGAAGACTGAACTAGGAGTTGCTCCTGGTCTTCGTGTGAACTTCCTTCGTTACAAGAACTTCGCAGTAGACCCATCTCCTCTAACAGAAGGTGTTCGTATGACAACGAGCGCTCTTACTGCAGAGCAGATTGCAATTACAGTTGCAGAACATGGCTACGCAGTAGCAGTTTCTGAACTTCTTCTAAACGCATCCTTCGATGACGTAATGGCTTCTGCTTCACGTCTTCTTGGCCGTCACATGGCACAATACCTAGATATTCAGGCACGTAACACACTTTCTGCAGCAACTTCTGCAGTGTTCGGTTACGACCGCTCTGCACTTCAGGGTGTCAACGACTGGTATAACGAAGGAACTGCTGCAACACAGTTCTCAGACCTAGACGGCAACTTCAAGTTGACTACAGGTGCTGTTAAGGACGCTGCTCTTACTCTTGCTGGTAAGAACATCCCTCGCTTAGGTGAGACATACGTACAGTTCGTACACCCAAAGCAGTCACGTGACATTCGTTCGAACCCAGAGTTCATCGAAGTTACAAAGTACGCTGCTCCAGGTAACTTCATGCTCGGTGAAATCGGTCGTCTATACGACGTAGTATTCATCGAAACAACACAGGTTAAGAAGTTG